CAGCAGATGTAATAGTTGAACCTCCTGCAAAAGATGAATCACTTCCTGTAAACGCAGTTCCACCACCTGGACTTGTAGGTGAACCAGCACCTGATCCTCCAGCACCAACTGTTACAGGAAAAGAACCTGGGCCTAGTGGCATTGTACCTGCGTTACAACTAGGACTTGGAAAACTTGTTCTATGTCCACCAGCTCCACCGCCGCCACCTCCACCATTGGCTACACCACCAGCTCCACCTCCAGCAACAACTCTATAATCTATTAATGCTGTGGGACCTGATCCTCCTGTAACTTGAAAAGTTCCAGGACCTGTGAAAGTATGAATTTTAAAATTACCACAAGTAGCTATACTTCCACCTGTTGCTACAATAAATCCTGCTGAAGCTACAGCATCGGAATTACCATCATTAACAATTAACCAACCTTTAGTAGAATCTGCATAGACTAATGTTAATGATTCACCATTTGCAGTAACACTGTGATCGTCTGTTGAATTTTCAATTTTTTCTGAACCATTTGCTGCAATTGTTAAATTATTTGTAGCAAAATTACTTGCATAATCTTTAAAAGCAACTATTGCTCCAACACTACCTGCTGGTAAGTTTGCAGTTATAGAACCACCTGTTGTGTTTACAAAATATCCTTCTCCACTAACAGCTGTAATTGTAGATGTTTTAATTGATGTTTGCCAATCAACAGTCCCCGTTCTACCGAATCCTGTTTGTGTTCCATTGTTCGTGATTGTTACACCACTAGGAATAACAAAAGAATCTCCACTATCCCCTAATGTGGTTGTACCACACGCTGTTCTTGGACTAATTTTATTTACTTTTATTTCACTCATAATTTACCTATTGAAACTTGTACCTTATTATTACTATACCAGATCCACCAGCTGCAGCACTTGGTGAAGGTCTAAATCCGGCACCTCCTCCACCACCGCCAGGAGTGTCAATACCTTGTCCACTATGTCCAGTAGAACCAGCACCGCCAGGTGTTTGTGAAAAACCAGCACCACCAGCATCAAATCTTGCATTAATTACATTACCTCCAGATGACCAGGATGCACCATTATATTCTTCTACACAAGATACCGCGGCATTAACATAACCACTAATTGCTAATGCAGCATTTTGTTCTCCAGCACCTTGTAACCAGGCTCTTGCTGTTATCAAATCACCTCCTGCTGACCAGGATGTACCATCATATTCTTCTGTACTATCAGTATTAGAATTAGTTCTACCTCCAAATAATATAGCAGCATTTTGTGTTCCTCCCGCTCCTATAGCATGTCTAGCAATACTCATAGCACCACCATTACTCCAAGCACCCATAAATGAAGCTGGAGATTGAACGGTACCTAAAGATGTTTGAACTGTATATTGTAAGGCTTGACCATCAGCATTAACCCACATTTTACCAGATCCACTAAAGGAACTAGTTAAAGAGGATTCAATGACTGGAAAAATCATTGTTGATCCCGTAATTGATAAGGAACCTGTATTAGCGTTGGAACCTGATATGGTAGTGGACTGGAGGAGTGCCATATATTATAAGTCTATTTTGTTATAAATATTAAAGTAATCTAGATTATTACCGTAATAAATATGAGTTTACTTTTTAGATAAACCGAATTTACTGAATTTATACCAAGCTCTTTCATGTAAAAAATATAAAATCATTTTAGAAATTACTTCAATACCTCCAATAGTTAATCCCAATTCCCATGAACCTGTAATTATACCAGAAAGGATTATAGTATCTAATGTACCTATAATCCTCCATGATATTGTTTTTCCTATATGTCTTTTATAACTTACCATCTTCTCTCATTTTAGCTCTTATCTTAGTAGCGGATATTTCTTTTACTTGTTGGGGTGGAACATGTTCTATAATGTCATAACCAACCCCACGTCCATAATTTATAGATTCAATATCAGGAATTTTAATAATTTTAACTTTATCTTCTGTTACTTCAAAATATAATTCTTCTTTTACATTTTGTATAATTTCATCCGCTGTCCAAGGTTGATCTTTACTTGGTTCTACGTCCCGAACTGCTACACAAACTTTTTTACCTTCCTTTAAACGCTGATCAATTAACCATTTATGACCTTCATGCCATGGTTGCCATCTTCCTATAAATAAACTATACTTCTTTGACATAATTAACTATTTTTTTAAATGATTCCTCAATTGTATCATATGTGGTATCAATGTTTACAAAATTATCTAATGGTGGTTGATATCCTTTTACATGATATTGTTCCCTACCTCTTTCTTCGCTTGTATGAATGTAAAATTCCACTAATTCATCTCCAAGTAATGATTTAAATTCTTCTCTTTGATCTAAATAAGGTGAAACTAAAGATACTACTATATCCTCTCCTTTATTATTTAAGTAATGAGCAATTTTTTGAGCAGTAGAAACATTTTGTACCCTACCCTCAATACCATAATTTTTATTTTTAGTTAATTCTCTTAAATCATCACCATCAATATGATAACTTATAAAAGTTTCACTGTATAATTTTTTTGCTAAAACCGTTTTACCAGCACCCGGTTGACCTGTTAACCAATATATCATTTATTATAATTAAAAAATTCAAAAAACCAACTAAAATTATCGTAAATATAATTACATGTAAATTCACCTAATATTTCTTTTGAATCATTAGGTAACATTTTTAATGTATTTCTAATAGTGTGATCACCATATATACCATGTACTGAATCATCTTCAACTGTGATTTGATCTATTTTACTAAAATCATGTTTATAATATTGTAATTCAAAAAATTTATAAATATCCGTCATACAAGCATCAGGATTAGAACATAAATCTTCATATCTAATAAACATAAAATTACGAGCTGTTTTATCTAGTATTGATTGGTGTAATTTTTGTACAGCATATCCTATGGGATGGCCTATAGCCCATTGTTCTACACGTTTTTGAGTTGTAATTCCAGCTAAAGTTTCATTATTAATTTCTCCCCCATCCATATCTGGATTAGCTCTAAATTTTTTCTCCATTGAAGAAAATACCTCTCTTAAATCCCTAACCATAAAAATAATTTTAGGATTTGGATTAATATTATTTAGTAAGGGGTAATATGAACCCCAAGCCCTGTTTTTATCTAAAATATAAGGTTTATCTGTAAAAGCTTTTAGATATCCTTTAAATCCTTCTCTACAAAAATTATAAAAACCCTCTTTCCATTTATCAGTATCTCCCGCAAATGCTTCTTTATTACCATTATAACCAATTCTGGCACCTAACATCATATCTATCATACCCGAAGTAGGGGTAACATGAAATGATGGATTTTGACCCACAATGTTTTGTAATAAAGTACTTCCAGCTCTGGGTAATGAAGATTGGTAAAATACAGTTTGGCTATTTAATACCTTTTTTAGCATAGTATTTCATTCTAGAACTTTTATCCCTTTTTTTAGGATCTTTAAATTTTTGAGATGATTTGAAAGTTTCTAACCAACTCATTAGTTGTGTGTAACGTTTTTTAGGTGATGTTTTACTCATTAATTAAAACTTTTTAGGAATTCTATTTTTTGTATTTTTTTCTTTAATTTTTTACGTACGGATTCCAGCCCTTTCCCCTTAGATTCTTTTTCATTGATAATATCAATTACCTTCCTATATATTTCTATTTCTCTGTCTAAATAAGACACTATATAACGGCTAAATATTTAGTTTCTAATACTTTAGTCACCTGAAAATTTTGGATAGTACCCTCATCCCTTAATTTAGTAATAGTTTTAGCTTCAGCTTCTGTAACTGACATCGCATCTACTAAAAACATTTCTCTAATTTTGGAAGGTTTACCACTACGAGTAGGTTCTCCTTCTAACTCAACTAATACTGAAAAATAACTCATTTAAATAACTTTTTTAATTATAACTAATGTAAGTAAAATATTTTAAATATCCTACCTTTTACCACCAAAATATTCAGTAGCATGACCCTCATTTATAAGTTGTTGATTAATATTTTTATCATCAATTTTAATAACACCTAAACAACGACCATATTTGCCTACACCTTGTGATTCAAGGATAAATTTATTTTCATTAGATTCTAATATTTCTATTAGTCTAGCTTTTGCAGCCAAACCAAGTTTTTTCTCTTCCAAATCACGAGTACGAGATTCAGGAGCATTCATACCTACTAATCTAATTCTGATTGATTTGTGGATATCAAATCCAAGGTCTACTAGGGCGTCAATAGTATCTCCATCAACAACCCTTGTAACCTTTGCTTCGTATGTAAACATTATTTATTTTTACGCTTACGACCTGGTTTTTTACGTGAAACTTTTTTAGTAGCTTCTTTAACATCGTCGATTACATCTTCAACAGCATCTTCTACTTTATCAGCTGTATCTTCGATTACATCAGCAATACCATCATTATCACGATCAGATAACCATCCTTGTTTTACAGCTACTACTGATAGAACAGCTAGAGCTAATATAATAGTACCTATAATTGCAATTACCATAATATAAAATTTAAATTAATTAATTAAGAACAGATAATTTTGAATAAATAACTGCTCTATAGTTCAGACATAAATATTTAATACTCTCTAATCTTAATGGAACTGATCCATCTTCTATTAATTCGGTAATTAGATCATATAAAAAAGCTCTTGAGTTAACATTAGTATAAGGGTCAACGCCTTCGGGAACATAATGTTCAATCATTTTAATTAAAAACTTATTTAAATATTTGGTCATCATCAGGATTTAAAATTTCAAATTCTTCCTCTAACATATTGTTAATTTCTTCCTCTATAGGAGGAGGAACTTCCAGTTCTCTGAATCTAAATATATTGAAAGTAGGTTCATGTAACATACCATTAGATTTTTCTATTGGAGGGTTAGAAATTTCTTCTAATCTTAATCCAACTCTATTATATTCGGGATATTCTACTATATCTCTAACTGTATAATAATTTCCTTTTTTAGGAATCCTACTAATTTTTTTTAATTGCTCAGGGGAAAATTTACCATCAATACATTCAATAAAAGAACCTATTTTCATAACGTTTATAATTTTAAATCATAATCAGCAAATAATACCATATATGAAGTCATTTTAGTACCATTACCATCCTTAAATTCATATCCTTTACGAAAAAATTTTTTAACATTACCCGCACCTGCTAAATGAGCTGCTGCTAATATTCCGGATTTAGTAATGTAAATACCATTTATAGTATCACCAACATATTTTTTTATTTCTCTACGAAGAGTATGTTTATTTTTTCTTAATAAAATTGACATTGCCTCTTCTTGTATAGTTGGGTTAGATAAAAATTCTCTATTTGAAATATCTTTTAACCCAATCGCATTTAAAGTTTTTCTACCAAATTGATATTTACCTAAATATCCAAACTGATTAACAGCCCTATAATTATTAGTAGATTCTCTATGTCCAATAGCATCTAAAAAAGAGCTATGATTTTTAATTGTAGGTATTTTTACTTCTACCTTTAGTTCAGTTTCAACTATACTTATTTCTTTAGTTATAGATAAAACATCAACTGTTTCTACTTGTGGAAGGAAATATGTTATATTAGCAAAAGCTGATATGGACACTATTCCAAAAACAGATAAAACCATTATTAAAGGTTTTCTCATATATATTATTTAGTTAAACTAGCTCTAACTTTTTGAACATGCTTACATCCTACTTCTGGTTTTGCTCTCCAAGCACCAGGACATGAACATCTCAAGGTATTAGAATCAACCTGTGTTACGGTGTATTCTTTATCACTACTTGATGATTTGAATTTCCATTTTTTCTTTTCTTCTTTTTTAATTTTTGGTTTTATCCAATTAATATCTCCAAGTTCAGTTTTTGAGTGAACTTTTTGCCATGAAGGGACAATATACTTATCTCCTTTTAGGTCTACAAATAAATTTGGAGGCATAACTGGGTGTTTATAATCATACTTAAAAAGTCTAACCATTGTAAAACTACCAAAACCTGAGGGGTTAAATCCTATTGAGGTGGATTCAGAATAAATTAAACGGGTTCTAATATTACCGTATTTATTCTTATTAGAAAATTGCAATAACGCCATAACCTTTATTTTTACCAGTAAATATAATAAAACTATTCTAGATAGCCTAATTATTTAGTACCAGCTATTTTTTTAAACCATTCCACACCTTCATCTATTGTATCTATATCATCCGGATTTTTTCTAAAATTAGTATTTGATATAGCATAATCTACTTCTCTTACATTTGTACCATCTTTATCTTGAACAAATACTTTAATCGTGGTACTACCTATTTTAATTAAATCTTTAATTTGTTCTTTTGAAATAGGAATCCCAGTTGGTCCCATTTCTTCCTTAATTACTTCGTTTTCATTCATTTTATATATTAACTTATTATTACCTAATTTTAAAACACCTGTATTGTGTAATTTAGCCATTTGATCCTTAGATATTGTTATTGAATTATTTTCTTTTGCTTCTTCAAAATTAATATTAGGAGAATCCATTCTTGAATCTTTAGCCCTATTATCCATCATTTGAGATAAATAATCTATTATATCCTCTGGAAAAAATTCATCACCTCCCTCAACTAAATCAAAATATATTTCCTGAAATGTATCTAAAAATTTAATTAATAATTGTTGATCAACTAATCCATCAATTCTTTGAGCGGCAGCACCTACTACCTCATTAGTTTTTTCTTTGTCTAACATTGATTTTATTTTCATCATTTTATACTCATCACTATCTGGATTAGGTAATTTATCAATTTTACCTTGTCTAAATAGTTGCATTAATTTGATTTTTTCGGTCTCGCTAGGTGTCATATTTAAATAATTGTTTATTATAAATATTGCCCCCTTTCGGGGGCAATTAATTTAATTATACAGCATATTCCAAAGCAGCACTGAACAATTTTTTATTAACGTCCATATCCTGTTTAAAATTCTTAATAGGTCTTGCTTGTCTTTCAGACCCTAACGTTTTAGCATTGTAATATTTAAAATTACCTTCAACGATATTTTCCTGTACTCTATTAAATACACTCCATAAATCATTACCAAAATCTTCTTTACGTTGAGGAACTAAAATATCACCAATTTGATCTTCTTTGTACATATTATCTGTACCTTCTACTCTAATATCAAGTAATTCCTTAGCAAACTCAAATTGTTGATTTTCATCTAATTCAATTTTTCTCATCTTATTCATTGATTCAACAGTTAAATCAAGATTTGAAATCATATCCTTAATAACACCTTGAAGTGCTTCAAAATCATAACCCATGTGTCTAATGGTATAATCTTCGAATTGCTGATCTGCAATTACTAATCCATTTTCACAAACCATTCTATACAATCCAGCTTGAAATTTAAATGAATTTTTTCCATCATGAGAATTAGTAACTAATATTTGTGGAAAAACTATATCCTCAAATACATTACCATCATTATCTGTATCTTTTTTAGTAATTGATACATCCGGATTTCTAAATACTACTAAATGCTTTTGGAATCCTTTATCCTTTCTAGCACTAACTTCTTTAGCATCAACAACTCCCCAACCTAGTAATTCTAAATCCTTAATTACTCTATCAGTAGGAATATGTGTGTACTTACTAGAAGTTTTATCACTACCCGTTTTAGTAAAAATTGAGGGTGCAATTTCTTGAAGTTCTTCTAAACTTTTAAACTCATCATTTTGATAATCTAACATAACTTTTAATTTATTAATTATTTACCCTGTAAATATACGAAAGGCCTCCCGGGTAGCCAAGTCTCCTGTGCATTACTTTAAAAAGAAAATCTAGAACCTATAGTGAAGTTCCACGTCATTGGTATAAGTTTATTAGTGTTATGTATGGTATTTAAACCAACATTTAATTTAAACCTTTGAGTTAAATTTATATTAAAACTAGATCCGATAATTGCCATAACATCTTTATTCCATGTAGTAGTATTTTCAAACCAATCATGAAGTAAAAATGGAGATGATATTGCTATCATAGGAGAAATAGTTAACATTGGACTATATTCAAATGATTTAGTATAAAAACCAGTTAATGAAGGTGCTATTAATACTGCGTCTTGTGCTATGTTACCTTGTGAAAACTGAAATCCAATTGATAATAATGAAGTTGCAAATGCAAATCCTTTAACACTACCTCTTTCACCCATATATACTAAACTATGGGACATATTTCCCATTGTAGTGGTAAACATTCGAGCCCCACCAAGCGAAGCGGAATACACTCTGTTAACACGTCCTTCATCATTAATATGAACTTTTGAATAACTTGCATTTAACATAAATTGTTGCAAATTATCCCATACCATTCCATTAATAGAATAGGTCTCTGTTCCTAATAACGAACTACGAGATACACCTAAAGTCATAGTTTGATTAAAGGTGCCATCTATGTTTTGCATAGATGAAATGTTAGCGGAGATAATAGGTGGGGCGAATGTTTTCTTTTTTTTATCCTCTTCTTCTTCTTCCTCTTCCTCATCCGAAGATGATTCATCGGATTCCTCTTCGCTTTCTTCTTCTTCTGATTCTTCCTCAGATTCTTCTTCAGTTGATTCCTCTTCTTCAGATTCATTTTCTTCCTCCGAAGATTCTTCTTCTGATGATTCCTCTTCCGTAGATTCTTCTTCACTACTTTCTTCCGATTCGGATTCGCTTTCACTTTCCGATTCAGATTCATTTTCTGATTCTGATTCACTTTCAGAACTATCATCAGATTCACTTTCCGATGATTCTGTTTCCGATTCACTTTCTGTGGATTCAGATTCAGTACTCTCACTTTCAGATGATTCAGTTTCCGTACTTTCTGTCTCTGTAGATTCAGTTTCGGTTGATTCGGTACTTTCGGTTGATTCAGTACTTTCAGTTGATTCGGTACTTTCTACGGTATCAGTTGATTCCGATGAACTTTCATTTGATGATGATGTTTCTGTAGAAGTCGTTTCAGAACTGCTTTCCTGTGATGTTGATGATCCAGTTGATTCAGTACTTGATTGATTTGATGCTTCACTTGAAGTCGATCCTCCCGAACTTGACGTATTATTTCCCTGACTAGCATTAGTTGTAGGTGCTTCAGTTGAAGTTTGATTACTATTATTTTGAACTGGGGCACTAGTATTAGTAGTCGCAGGTGCAGAAGTTTGTGCAGGTGCAGTAGTAGTTGTAGGAGGTGGCGATACATTAGTTGTAGGTTGAGCTGTTACTGATGTAGTTGGAACTGTAGTTGTTGGTACAGTAGGTGTTGTTGCAACAGCTTGAGTAGCGGCTTGTGTAGCCTGTGATGTAGTCTGCTGAACAGTAGTTTGTACTGTAGTAGTTTGTGCTTGATTTGTTGAACATGCATTTAAACTAGACCACCATAAATATGTTTCCTCTAACCATACTTGTAATGTACCATTTTGAAATTCAGTAGCGGTAAAAACCCTAGATTTATTATAAAATACTACTGCAGCCGAACCATTTATTGGTACGGAAAATACATTAACAACTCCAGTACACCTATCCACATATGTTTGTATTAAATTTTGTGAATAAGATATACTACTAAATAGTAAAAATAATAATATAATTATACCTTTTCTATGCATTCTCTACATTTACAAGGTGTATTTTTACATTCTTCTTTAGGTCCCCAAAATCCAACTACTACTACAAACATAGCTAGCATTATTAGTATATTCATAGCTTAGTGATCAAAGATTCCTTTTCGTATCATTCTCCTAACAATCTTAGCTACTGCTGTTTCGAGTGCTTTTCTAGTAGAAATACCTATAGATGATTGGTTAAATTTTACTTCATCTAAATTTTCATCATTTAAAATAGCAACTTCCCTAACGGTAATAGCTTTACCCAATCCAGAACCAGTCATATAAAGTCCTGATTCCGAATCAACAGCTCGAACTTGCATACCTAATCTGGTTACTAGGGTATTTTTTACACCATCTTTAAGATTGATAGTTTCATCTTCACTAATACTAAAATCATAAACTTCTATATAGATAAAGTATTTTGCCAATACTATTTTACCCATAATGTTTACTTTATTTTCAGTAAATCCTTTTTGGGATGCTTTAAATTGAGTAACCATTCTATCTTTAATTTCGTCTTTAGTTTCAACGAATTCAAATCTAAAGGTTTCATCTAAAAAAGCTACTGTAATATTAGTAAGACCTAATCCTACACGATAATCACCTAATTCGGGATATTGTGTTAATATATCTTGAGTTATACCTATGTTTAATAAAGCTACTGGGACTGGATCACCATTATATTCTGGGATTTCGTATATTGAGGCTCTTTTTTCAAAATCCGCCTGGTAATCTTCAGTAGTAGTTTTACCAACAACTTGAGCAAAAGTATTTGTACTAACTAATAAAGCTAATACAAATAATCTTTTAACCAAGGGTATCGAAGATGCCCCAAGTTGCGTTAGAAAATGTTGATGGATTTACAATAAGCTCATAAGCTATCCTACCCGTTCCAGTTACTACTATAGCAGCCAAGAAATGGGCCCATCCAATTAAAAAATAATCTAAGGGTGTCTCACATTCACTAATGAATGTTTTGTAATCTGTAATAAAATGTTTCATTCCGCTTCACATTTTTAAAGTTTAACAATTATGTAACTAGGGCCTTTTGAAATTCTTTCCAATCAAAAGCCGGACCTGGATCCGTTTTGCCCTTTCCTTTACCCCTAACATGATCACCTGATACATCTGAATGACGTACTACGTGATTAGCAGGGATATTAAATTTATCCATCCAGAACTTAAATACTTTGACTGTTTGGTCAAATTGTGCTTGTGTATATGTTCCAGGGGATTTTATTTTCTTAGTAAATGAACCATAGTCATTTAGACCAGGTACTAATAATTCTACTCCTAAATAATGAGAATTTAAACCAGATAAACCTTCATGTAATGATTTACCTGCATGAAATGCCTTATTAGGTGAAATTATCATTTTATCATATGTACCATCAGGTTTTATAAACCCATGTACTGATAATCCTAACTTTTTAAGAAAATCTTTAGCATACAATCTTTGTCCTTCATACATTAAGTATTCGGACATAGAATGTAATATTATACCTTTTGGTTGTATAGCCATTTTTTTAGAAATTATCGTAATCTATTTGATCACCACAGTTATCACAAAACTTAGGATTACCATCAGGGATATCTCCCGCTGGTGGTGCAGCATCAGGTACTCCATCCATATCCATATCACTTCCGTTAAACCAGAAATCTATAATACGTGAATATGAACCTAAAAAGGCACCTAAAACTAATAATAATATTTCTTTCCATTCTTGATTTATATTAGGTGTTTCATTTGGTCCTAATATGGCCAAACCAATTCCTGCCATAATTAAAAAGAAAGTACCTAAAACAACTGAGGTTATAACAAATCTATTTCTACTTGCATTTCTTTGTTTATGTGACATTTTTTCCATAGGGTATTTTGTTATAAATATTACTACCAGTCAATTCCTTCTTTCTTACGTTTTTCAGTATCAGTTAATTTAGGTTTTGGTTTAATATATACTTTTTTTACTACTGTATCTTTTTTCTGTTCTGGTATAGTAATGTTGATTGTAGGTCCTTCTACATTTACATTTTGTTCTTGAGTAACTTCCATTGCAGCATCATCTTCTACACCAAAAAATTCTTCTACCTTATCAGAAAACACAGTACCTAAAGTAGCTAATACTACACCTATTCCTGCTGTTATTTGAGTTTTTACTTGTCCGAAAAAATTTGTTTTTTTATCCGCCATTGTTAGTAGGTGTTTCTCCAGGTGCACATCCAACAGCATTTACATTATTAATTTCTGTTATAGGTGTATCTGGGCATTGATCTAAAGCATTCATAACTCCATCATAATCATAATCAGCTATGGCTACTAGTGTTTGTATTTTTGTGTTTATATCGGCAAATTGTTCAGCTAAAGCAGCAACTTGTTCCTTAGTAATAGCATTATCTATTAATACTTGAACTTCAGCTAAACTAGCAAGAATACTTTCTATATCTAATAAAAGTTGTGCTGCAGCTTCATTAGCTTCCTCCTGATCTATTATTATTTGAGTAACAGTTTCATTTATGTCTAATAAATCAGTTTGCATTTTTTCAACATCTATTGCTAAAAAAGATGCTTCTAATTGGGCTAGTGATTCTTCAAGACCAGCTAATCCTCTTTCTATTGAAGGGTTTTCACAATTAATTGCAAATAAAGCAATTAAAATTAATATTAATTTTTTCATTTTATGACTAATTTTACATTATATAATTGAGTTCTGTTTTTATTAACAGAAATGGTGTAATCACCATCTTGGAGTGCTTTGGTGTAAAATTTCATTACATTATCTCCAGATTTAGCATTAATAATACTTTTAGAAGTTAAATTTTTAAAGTAATCTCTTATTTCAATTGAATATTCTCCTTCTTCTAATACTTTTAAATTAAACTTACTTCCATCCGTTATATTAGGTCCTTGGAATTTTAACCCAGTAGGTTCGGCTATAAACATATCATCCGTTAAATTAAGGTTAAAGGTTTGAAAATCCGAATAATCATCCTTAACACAACCTATTATTATTAATAAAATAAGTAATATTTTTTTCATTATTGTAAGTTTAAAATTAATCTTTTCCCGTCCGTATTAGCAGCATCAGTATTGAATATTGATACTAACCCAACTGGTGAAGTTACGTTTCCAGAAAAATATACTTTAAATACATCTCCTGTTTCAATCTCACCTCCATTTTGTTCTATACTACCTAAGTTAACTCTTCCGTTAGTTTCAGAGGCAAAGTTAGTTACGGTATTTCCCGTATCAAATACTGCTTCTTCAAAGGTTAGTACTGTATTATCATAATCTACTTTTAACTGTAGTGCTGATACTTCTGTAGAAAGTAATCTTAATGTAGCTACTACTCTTCCATCTTCTATTGCTGTAGACCATTCACCTTGTATTATTCCATCTGCTAATACTTGCTGTCCATAAGACATTAATGGAGCAGATGATACGGTGTAGTTATTATTAGATCTTGCTGTTAATGAACTAGCAGCATTACCTTCTACAGCTGATGAATGTGATCCATTAGCATCTCCTATAAATCCAAACTTAAAGTTTTCAGTATAAGATGATTGAGAAAAGTCAACTGTAATAGGATGTACTACAGAATGATTTGGTTCAGTTACATTATTTTTAAACTTGTATATTGACCAACTATCATAATCAGCTTTTTTTATAGGTTTAAAAGAGTTATTAAATATACCAGTTCCATCATCAGGTATAATATCTACTGAACCTATTACATGTCCTAATAAGTTATAAGCATCTTGTGGAGTTAAATCTCTGTTATTATCTGAATCTACTGCACTATATTGTATACCGGTAGTAAATACTGTACCTGCATTATCGTGTCCGTATTTACCTAACTCATTTAATGTAAGTGTAACATCTGATATAGTAATAACGTTATCCATTAGTGCTTCCCATTCTGTTGATGAATAAGAAGTTACAAAGTCTAGAGTATAGCTATCTGTACTTGTAGTAATATATTCTGTTACATTTATCTGTCCACCAGAATCAAAGTAAAGATTATTACTAACCGGTGATCCATTTTGTTGAACTACTACTCCTACTTTAGTTACATCGAAGTTAGAGTTAGTAGTTGCTTGAATATAGATATTTGCATCTAAATCTTCTAAAGGAGTATGAGTTATAGACATAGTATCATATCCTCTTACCTTACCAACAGGAAATGTATATTCAGATGTTCCTGTGTTATCAGTAACTCTAGCCATAGTCATTGCTATATTATCTGTATAGCTATGATTAGCACCTGCATCTTTTACTTTAAAATGTAATGTAGCATAGTTACCTGATATACCTGATAATGATACTGCTTCAACGTGATCAACTTCCCATCCAGCAACTTCGTTATAGGAACCTCCTTGAGTAGACCACTGAGCCCATAAGTCGTTAGCATCGTAGTTAGGGTTAACTGTCCATTTCATTCCATTACCGCTCCAGTTTCCATTAGATGTCTGTGCGTTAGTAGGTACGTTAAAAGAGTAAGCTACTCTAGCATAAGCATTTACATTATACTGTACATCAACGTGTACATAAGTAATAGTATTAGAACTTAAGTTACTTAGATTAAGTTTAACTACTATTGTATCATTTACTTGAACTTTATTCAAAGGTTTATTAGCGTTATCTGTAGTACCAGAATAAACTAGGTCAATGTCTATACCATCTCCAGATGAAGCTAATTGTCCAAAGGAAAATAAAGGTATTAAAATAAAAAATATTACCTTTTTCATGTGGCGATCTAAACCATACATGTCCCTAAAACAATCTATTATTTTATTATATATCTTTAAAAGTTTTTTCATATTTTAAGTTTGTCAATTAGTTTTATACATACCTTTTTTAAAGCAGTCGAAACATTAGTTTGAGAAAACTTACCACCTTCATCTATTAATAGAGTGGCTGTGGATATTTCTTTAGCAGTACCTTTAGCGGTTACCTGCTTTTTCTTTTTACCATTTTTAATTAAAGTAGCCCTAGCAATAATCTGATATTCATCAGTATTTTTACTATAAATTGCTATTTGTAAATTGGTTTTTTGTACATCAAAGTATAAAAGATCAACTTGTACTTGAGTATCTGATTTGTAGGATAGATTATAACCTTTATCTTGTAAAATTTCTTCTAGTATGGATTGTACACCGAAAGCTAGGTCCCTACTACCCGCAAAGGGACCTAGTTCAATTTTGTTGTTTACCTCTCCTATTTGGATTGTTTCCTGCCCAAGTATATTGAACGGTAGCAACAGTATCAATAAAACTATTAGTTTGTACATATTTCTCGCTTCAATGATAAATATAAAAAAAGGGCACTTACGTGCCCTTTCTTCCAGAGAATTTAATAATCCTAATAGAGTTTTTATCTATTAAGCATTCTTCTTTTTTAGGATATGATATAGCACAAATGCGCCAACTAACCCAAGTAATCCTTCATTACTTAAAGTTCCTAAAATACCCATAATATTATCTACTACGGATACTTCAGGCCAAAATGGGATTACAGCACCTTTAAAAAGCACTTCGAGTACAACCCCGAGTGCAATAATGCTTACACCCACTTCGGTCAATGAATTGACCCAATTACCTACTTTGTTCAATAAATCCATGTTAATTTTTGATTTAGTTAGACATAAGATAACTGTCTGACTTGAAGGAATTCCACCTCATAAATATAGTATATACGGCATTAAATACGAGATACATAATCTTCTGTATCATCTTCATCAATTAAACCGATTTCTTGAAAATGCTGCATCATATTCTCATCCATTTCCCAGTCTACTTGATCATCTTTTTTTACAGGTGAATCTTCCTCAATGTGTTTTACTTGTTTTTCATTAAAAACATCGCCAATATATAGAAAATAGCAATTATAACATAATAATTCTATGTTTTCAATTCGCCAATTTTCTTTATTTTTATCTTTAAAATGTATTAATAATGGTGATTTATAATCATGTACACGTTGTTCTGTAAAACCACAACTATTACATTTTTCTTCTATATAACCTTCTTGTATTAATCTATCTTTATAACGATTTAAGTTATATGATTTAATATATAATTCTCCATCCATTAAAGATTTTAAATCTGGATCCTTACCTCCTAAATGTTTTCTAATACCTCTACCAGCTTGATTTTTATGAATATCAAATAATGTTTTACCTGATGCCTCATCAGTATAACTTTTAGCATATCTACTATAATGCATATAACTAATTCCTAAATATCTAGCACATGACATGTTAGATTTAGTCATTTTCATGGCATTTAATAACTGTTCTTTAGTTATTATTTTTTGTTTTCTACCCTTTGCCATCAAATATTTTAGGATTTATCTTAACAATTAATTCCCATAATTCCATAGGATCTTTAATAAAAACTTCTTCACCAGTTTCTTCTATAATTAACCCGTTTTCACTACCATCTGGGTTATGTCTTTCATAGAAATAAAAAGCTAGTAATTCGTAAACTTCTTTTCCAAATGCTAATAGTATAAGGGAATCTATAATTTGATGGAAATTTTCCTCGTATTTAGAAAGATCTATTTTATAATCTTTTTCTATTAAGAAGGATTTAGTTATAGAATGTTCAAATTGATTTATTATATTAATAAATAAATCTCTCTTTTGTTCAAACTGTTTTTTATTTCTTCTCTTAATAGAAGTATCAGTTTGTAATAACTGATCCAGAGATAGCTTTAAGGTGTTTAAGGGATCTTTTTGCATTATATAACAATTTTAGTGTATCATTTATTTCCTTACATACTTCAAATTCATCAACCGATTCAAAATAACCCAAAGAAGAACTTAATGCATTTTCCCAACCAACCTGGGGTATGGTTGCTATTGCACTATTAGTATTAATACTACATATCTCGGCTACGTTTTTTTCTTGATCCATAGCATATTTTATACCTTTATAGGTTTCCCTAAAAATATATTCTTTATTATTATCAATAAATTGACTTAATAATTGTTTGGAGCTGCCTACAACTCTTAAATTTAATAATTTTCTTTTAGCCATTATTTTTTAAATACTACGTTTGCAATAAATGATACAAACGAGGATAAAGGAACTTGAAATGCAGCTACATTTTTCTCAGGTGCATCTTCATCTTCATCAAATTCAAGTTTGAATTCATTAAATTTAGGTGCTAAACGTGTTGCTACATCATTTTGTAATTGTGCTAATTGTTCGGGAGTAGGTGATTCTATTGCTTCACCGGCATCATTTAATGGAAAAAATTTAACTTTAATACCTTTTTTAGTTGGATTTTTATTAACATCAAAGCTTACTTTATATTTTCTACCATCAATTGTAGTATTGTATTTAAGCACGCCTTCGTCATTTTCATTTACAGGATCGTATAATTTAGAAGAATCATCTACATTTACATCTTTAGTAAAGTCTTCGTTTAAATAAAAATCTTTTAAATTGAAATTTTCCATTATAATGTTTTGTTATAAATATTAAAGTAATTCATATTCCATTTCAACAGGTTCGAAACCCCATGTATCAGCATTTTGGGTTTTTTCCTGGGCAGTAACCGCTCTATACATGTCGTTTACTTTTCTATTAATACCATCTAAAAATCCTCCTCCACCTTTACCGTGGAATATATGAAATAAAGCGGGAGAATAAATTGCTTTAAGTTCAAAACCATGTGTAATGGCTTTCTTTTGAACATTTGTGTCACTATATAAAACATAAATTAATTCTTCTTCAAACCCACGTATTTCATTCCAAATATCTCTATGTGCTAATTGAAAATCACCACAACAATTTATAATACTATAGTTATCACCCTCAACTACTGATTCACCCGTGGTTCTCTCTTCACTATTTTCAATTAAATGTTCACGTAATGCTTCCCAATCACTGTATTTTCTTTCACCTCCATGGAATTCTTCAATTTGTTTCCAATCGGTATATCTTCTAGATATAGTATAGAATGTGTTATCGTTTAATTCGTTTTTAATCGTTTGTTCTAACTGATCTCTGCGTGGTGCTATTACATCAATGTTAGTAGATACAATATAATCACCTGTAGCTCTTCTAATACCAATATTACGAGCTAATGTTTCACAACATACCTGAGCATGGGGATCATCATTGGTTAGCATAGATGCTACTTCAGGAGTAATCACAATATGTTTTAAATTACCTCTAAAATTAATATTTTTATCTATATCCCAAAGTTGGGGTCTATTATCAGGGGAATTCCAATCAACTAATATTACTTCATCAAAAGTATTTACTAATGAATTTAAACAATATGTGGCTCTATCATTTAGGTTACCACCATAATCATCATTTCTTGTTACTACTACTGCACTTAATTTCATTTATATTTTTTTATGTTATCACTACAAATTCCTATAGCGTATTTTAAATCATCATTATTTAATTCAGGTAATACTGCAATACTACTTTTAATGGGTTGTTTACCTGGAAATGCCCAAATGTATCCTTTAGATGTTAATGTAACATCGTCATTTTGATGCCAAAAATAATTCAATAAGTGGGCATCCGGAAAATCATGTAATGCACTAATTGCCTCTACATTTTTACAATGAATCCAAATTTTATTATAAAAACTTCTAAATAATACAAATGGAAAACCATATTTGGGTTCATCATGACCTAGCATAAATTTATTATCTACAAACCAAACATCAACTTCACAATCATAACCCTGATTTAATGCTTCGGATATGTAACTTGGTTTATTTTCCTTTTCGGGGTTTTTACCTGTTAAATTACCTCTATGTGATATAAAAATCATTTATAATTTTCTAAATAATAATTTAAATCTTCGGGTGTACCTAATCCCCACATTCCATTTATATTGAATGTTCTTATTTCCTTATTATCTTCTATGGCTTGGTTAAATACAGGACAAACATAAAATTCATTATTTACTCTTACATTTTTATCAATCATTTGTTCAGCATATTTAACAAAATCACTACCTTGTTTCCAATAATAAAATCCCACGGTAGCTATGTTTGATATAGGTTTTTTCTCCGCTACTTCAGTTACTAAACCTTGTTCATTTATTTTAGCAAAAGACCATTTGGGATGTGTTGCTTCAAATGTAACAATACCACCATCAGCATTAGTTTCATTCATTTTATATAAAAATTCATTTGAATCCCATTCTACAAATTGATCTGAATTAGCAAAGAATAAAGGTGCATCCGAATTAATATATTCCTTAGCTAATAGTGCTGTGCAGGCAGCTCCTTCTGTCATACCCTCTGTTTCAACTATTTTACAACCAGGAGTAATTAATGATAATAAAGCATCCAAGTTATATTTTTCCCTATGAGATTTTTGTACTACATAGATATAATTTGCTTTAATATTTAAATTTTCAACTACCACTTGTATCATAGGTTTTTTTCTAACTTCTATAAGTGGTTTAGGAAATGTATAACCCGCTTGTTCAAATCTAGAACCCGCACCCGCCATTGGAATTAATACATTTAAAGTTTCATCACGCCATGCTGGTGTAGTTTGTTTATCACCCATTTGTATTTCGTTTATTTTATTTTTAATATTTTCATAAGTTACCTCTTGAGGATTTTTAACACGTAAAATATACGATTTACTTCTTGCAGCTGCAAGCAAACCATAAGGGGAATCCTCTATAATTAATGTTTCTTCTGGTAGGTATTCCATTTTAGATATAGCTTGCCAATACATTTCAGGATGGGGTTTTGAATTTAACACATCTTCATTAGATATAATTAAATCCATAAATTCAATTAACCCCAATTTAGCTAATACTGTTAATACCGTTTTTCGTATTGAATTTGAACAACATACTATTTTATAACCATCCTTTGATAATTTAGATACTGTACTTAGTAAATTAGGATTAACTTCTAAATTAGATAAAGCCTCTAAAGTAAATTTTTGTTTATTTTCCCAAATAGGTTTATGGTCACTTTTTGGTAAACCTTTTTCTTTGGATAACATATCTAATTTTTGTAATGTTTTTAACCCATCATAAGTGGATAAATGTTCATTCCAACTAATAGCATAACTACCTAATGCTTTATTAAGTGCCTCAAAATGTATGTTTTTAGCTTCAACTAAAACACCATCTAAATCAAATATAATTAATTTTACCACTCGTATACAGTTTTATCTTTATACCAATCTACTAAATTTACTTCACGTTTCAACCAATTTACTTCAACATTTTCATTTAAGCAGTCTTTTAAGAAAAAAGTAATACCTTCTTTTATCATATTATCATAACTTAAATGAAATTTCATATTTTTATTAGTCATATAATTCCAAGCAATTAAAGCTTCAGGTGGTATAGGCATTAATTCGTCGATTTGAAAATCAAACATTACTATCATATCCCCCAATTTTCCATAAACTACATTATCAGCTGGGTAATCATGGCTATCATGGTAGTAAACCAAATCATAGGCTAAATCTTTTCTAACCCCGGTTTTGCAAGTAGCCATAAATGACATATGGTTACCTTTTAATTTAAGAAGTAATTTATCTAAATTAGTTATAATAGTATCACTTCTTACTTTTAGTACTTCGTCTATTTTTTCAGCATAAGGTACACAACAATTTGCATCATTAAAAAATTCTAAACCAGCATAGGTAGATTTTAATTGCATATTAACGTTCATATAACCTAATACTATAGGTTTTTCAACTAATACTACTTCTATACCTTTAGATTTAATATAATCTAATCTAACCGAGGATTCATCATTCCATGTAGCCCAAACTACCTTATCATACTGAGAGTAGTGATCTGCCATTTCTTTATAGAAATCAGTTGGTCCTTGTATTACAATACCTTGTTTCATTAATACTTGTTATATAATTTCATTATACCCTGTTCTAAACTTGTTTTTGGTTTCCAATATTTTTTAATATAAGGATCAGGTTCATTCATTGCATTACGTTGTGTTTCATCCTTTCTATCACTGGGGATTACTTCACAACTAGATAATACATCTAAAATTTTTGCAATTTCATATATTTTATTCCATTTAAAACTAGTAATACAATAATCTTGTGTTTTATCTAATTTATCATATTTTTGAGATAAAGTCAAAAGTGCTTCACAAGCATCTTCTGCATATAATAACTGCCTTGATTCAGTACCATCTGTTCTCATGTTTATAATATTATCTTTTTTAGCCATTTTAATAAAATCAGTTATTACATGAGATTTATTATCATCTGTTTCATATCCGTAGACATTCCAAAATCTTACTATTAAACCACCTAAATCCTTAGTAATTTTTTCACCTAAAGCTTTTAACATACCATAACTTGAATGTCCCATTTCGGACATTTGAGATGAAGCAAATATAAAAGGTTTTTTATGTTTATTAATTAATTCAAAAGTATTAGACATAATACGCATATTATTGTTTATAAAATCAAATTTATCTTGATTTTTTTCTAAATACTTTGCCCCACCTACATCATATGCCAAAAAATGAACTATATCACATGTATCTAAATAGGTGTTTAGTACCATATTTTCTTGTAATCGTAAATCATGGTAAGGTCTATACTCAATATCCATTTCATATACTTGTTCTCCTTTATCCTGTAAGTATTTTACAAGATGAGCACCTATTTGACCGCTAGAACCTAATACTAAATGCCTCATAATATTTTTTTATCATGTAATGATTGTATGCCTTTATTTACGTAATTTTCCATTTTACTTTCAAATAATTGTCTTTGGTTAGGTACATCATTTATATAAAGTAAATCTTTATACATTTTAGTAAAACCGCCATCTAATAAAGGACCTACTGGGTATTCAAATATAGTTTGACCACGAAGTATATATTGTTGAAAATCTACACCTTTAGATTTAGCATATTCAGTTACCATTAATGAAAACCAATCCCAGGGACCATAACCATTCCAATCTTCCTGTATTGGAACTAAATTTTCGTACATTTCTTTATTAAATAAATCAAACCAACCTGCCCATTTACTTCTCATGGTGGTCTCTAATGTAACATCCTTGCTAGAAGTTTTCATATCTAATCTAATATCAAAAATATCTCCTTTATTCCAATCATCATAAGGTACATTAAGATAATTCTGATTAGTAATTTCATCCCAGGTATTATCCCACATTTTGTATATTTCTGGGGTTAATACAAAATATTTAGTATCTATTTGTTTTGAGCTACTAATTAGTAAAGATAATAAATGTTCACTAAAATACATGTCTGGGCAAACACTGATATAAAAATCCACTTCGGGAGATATAGCATCTCTTTGATGATCAAGATGTCCATATAATTCGTCACCTTCATATATAATAGGAGTTACTTTATAATCACTTAATAACTTTAAATATTGATTAAATCTATCAATTAATAGATTTTTAGATATTTTACTTTTTTCCCAATTAATTAAATACGAAGATAAATTTAGTGATGGATTTATTTCTACAGTATCTTCTTCATTTAAATAGTATTTAGATTTTTTAAATTGAGTAAAAGAAAGGAGAGCATAATCTAGCTCCCACGGCATACATGGATATGTAATTTTATAATGCATTATATATTTCTTCTAAACCTTTTTTTAATCCAGTTAACTCTATATCTAGATTAACTCCAATATTTTTATTACCTATATAATCTAAATCTCTTGTAATATCATCTACTTTTATTTCTACTTGATGATTATCTAAACCATTTATTAACTCCGCTATATTATTTAAAGATAATAAATCGGGGTAAACTAAATCCATATTATGGTCTAAATCTTGTTTAGGATTATCAATATAATATTCTATTATTTTTACTAAATCTTTTATATAAAAGAAATCCCAATATCTATTTTTATGAATTTGAATAGATTTTTGATTTTTGTACCTTTTAATATTTGAAACAACAAACCTATTTTCATCTTCATTTAATCCAAATACACCATATACTCTAAAATTATAACCACGGGAAATATTCTTAAGTATCCTACTAATTATATTTTTAGACATACCATAAGGACTAAGAGGAAAGCTTTCTAATAAAGAATGGTTATTTTGATTTACGTTTTTACTTTTATCAAAATCAGCACCGGAAGAAAAATTAAAAAATCTATCAAATTGTCTTTGACATTTCATTAAATTAAAAAACATCTGAAGATTTTCTTGTAAAGTAAAAGAGGAATCTTGTACATTTCTTCTTCCACCTTTAATTGCACAGTGTATTACTACATCAAAAAATTTATTTTGGAAATATTGTTCTACCGATTTAGTGTTAGTTAAATCTAATTCTGAAGATGATGGATTAAAAACCTTATATTTTTTATTTAAAGTTTTTACAAGATTACTACCTATAAATCCACTGCCTCCAGTAATAAGGATTTTCATCTTTTAACAACCGTTTTATTTTGGGTTACTGGTGTAGCACTATGGTTACGATTATTATAGTAATCATTATCTAATTCATATTTCCATTTCTTGTCACCTAGTAGTTTTTCTAATTCCTCATCTTTAATTTCATAAAAATTTTCCTGAGCTGGAAATATTCCTTCTTTAACTTCACTAACATATTCTGTTAAGGCATCTGTCATTATTTGACCAGCTTCACAATAACGTTTTACGAACTTAGATTTAAACTCCCAAAATAACCCCATTAAATCATGAAAAATAACTAATTGTCCATCTACTTCATTACCAGCACCTATACCAAATACAGGAATATCTAATTCACGTGCAATCATGCCAGCTGGTTCCTTAGGCATTGCCTCTAAAAGTAATGCTGAACATCCTGCTTCCTGTAATTGCAATGCTTGATTTAATACTATTTCTGCCTGTTCTGCTGTTTTACCTTGTACTTTATAACCTCCTAATTTGGCTCTAGTATGTGGTGTTAATCCCAAATGGCTCATAACTAATATTCCAGAATCACATATAGCCTTAATTCTATCAGTCATGGCACCTTCTACTTTTACCATATCCATACCTGCTTTTATAAAATCACCGGCATTTTCAATTGCTACTTGATTAGAAGGTTGATAAGACATATATGGCATATCACCTATTAATAATGCATCATCTGCGCCTCTACTTACTGCTTCACACGATCTAAGCATATCAGTCATAGTAACAGGAATAGTAGTTTTATGACCTAATGTAGTCATTCCCAAAGAATCACCTACTAATATACAATCAACTCCAGATTTATCGGCTATCCTGGATTGTGGGTAATCATAAGCCGTAACCATGACGGATGTATTACCTTCTCTTTTGTTTTTATTTAAAGTTAAAATTGTTTTTTTAGTTTTGCTATCTGCTGCCATTTTTATTTATTTAAAGTTACCCATCCCTGTGTATTATCTCTTCTAGGGATCATTTTTATTAACATGTTATTTTTTATTTCTTCATCAGTTTGGTATGGTGACATATCTTCTAATGGATTCCCATATTCTAATTTAGGAATTAATTTTTGTTCTCTATCAATCATAACATCCACTAATATACTACCTGTTTCCTGCATTGCCAAATTTATTACATCTTTATAATTATCTTTAGTTGCACGTAATGCTCTAATACCATAAGCTTTAGCTACTTTTACAAAATCAGGGGCAGTATAATCTTGTGATTCAGTAGCTATATATCTTTTATCAAAATAAGAATCTTGGAATTGTTTTATTATACCATAACAGTTATTATTCATTATAAAAATTTTCAGAGGTAAATTATAATGTTTAACAGTTTGTAATTCTTGGATATTCATTTGAAATCCACCATCACCATCAATACAAATTACAGGACCTAGATCTTTTTTCCCCATACAAGCCCCTATAGCTGAGGGTAAACCATATCCCATAGATGAATTTCCAAAATTAGAATATAATTTTTGTTCACCTTTTATTTTAATAGATTGCATAGTCCAAACTAAATTACCACCTTCATCTGGTATAATAACACTATTACCAGGTAAATGACTATCTAATTCTTCTAAAAATTCATAAGATGTTAAAACACCATCTTTTGATTTACGTTTTTCTTTTAAATTTTTCCAATTATTAATTGCAGTAGACCATTTATTACTTAATTTAAGAGTATTACAATGACCAATAAGTCCACCTATAAATTCTTTAGCATCTGCAATTATAGGTAAATCTATTTTAATACCTCTATCTTTATAAACTTCATTAGCATCTATATCAACCATTATTTTATATGAATCTCTAGAAAACGATTCTAACTGTCCACCAGTTTGCCTAGTATCTAATCTAGATCCTATTGATAATAATAAGTCACAATTTTGTATGGCATAATTACCACCTCTACTACCATATACTCCTATATCACCTACAAATAAAGGATGATAATGTGGTATAGTATCAAATCCACCCCATGATACAACAAAGGGAATACCTAACTTATCCACGAATTTTCTAGCTATATCATTACCACCTGATAATTTAACTCCCTGACCTAATAATAATAATGGTCTTTTACTATTTTGAATTTTTTCAGCAATATCCCTAAATTCATCTGGATGATGATAATAGTTAGGAGCATTTAACCACCATCTAAGTGTCTCTGTCGAATAATTAGTAATAGTAGAATTTTGAATATCCACTGGTATATCTAGTAAAGAAGGGCCGGGTCTACCTGTTAAACAAGCAGTTATAGACTTTTGAAGCATTTCATCGAATAATTCCGCTTTAGTAACTTTATTAGAATATTTAGTAAAATGTTTAAAAGATTCCGCTACAGGCATTTCCTGAAATCCTACCTGTCTAGGGTTAGTTTGGATAGAATCTAATGATTCATAAGTACTTACTTGACCTGTAATAAAAAGACATGGAATTGATTCATACCAACAACCACAAATACCATTTAATAAATTTTGGGCACCAGGTCCACTAGTAGTTAATACTACTCCCATTTTACCAGATGTTCTATAAAAACTTTCGGCAGCCATTGCTGCTGATTGTTCATGTTGAAAACAATAGTAAGTAGCTTCTTTTTTTCTACCTATATAATCTACAGTAGGTACAATTGCTCCTCCCGTAACTAAAAAGAAAGTATCAAATCTATTATCTATTAAATAGTCTATTAAATGTTCTAAAACCTTTTTTCCTACCATATAAAGTTATTTTTATAATATTCTACTATATCTGGTAACTCTTTATCAAATATAGTTACTGGTTCCCAACCTAAAGATCTTAATTTATCATCGTTTAAAGCATATCTGACATCTTGTCCTTGTCTTGAATAAGATAAATCCAAATACTTATTTAAATCTTTAACTTCAGGATCATATAATTTAATAATTTTACTTACTGTATCCAAATTAGTTTGCTCATAACCTCCACATATATTATATATTTCATTTTTAACTCCCGCCTCTATTATGGTAATTACCGCTTCGGCTGTATCATGTGCGTGTAACCAATTTCTAATAGGAGTTCCCCCATTATGTAAAGGTATTTTTCTATTTAACCCTAAATACTTTATAGTTTTAGGTATTAATTTTTCAACATATTGTCCTATACCATAATTGTTAGTAGGTCTTAAAATTATGTAAGGTAAATCATAAGTACGACCCCATGCCATTATTAATTGATCAGCTGCTGCCTTAGTAGCCGAGTATGGGTTTGAAGGTTTTAAAGTATCCGTCTCTAAATGATCCCCTTCTGTTATATCACCATAAACCTCATCTGTAGAAAAATGTAATAATATAGGTTTTTTAGGACCTTCCGCTCTATAATTTCTAATTAATTCTAATAGGTTATGAACTCCATCTACATTAGATTTTAAAAAATCTTCACTTTTTACTATAGAATTACCTACATGTGTTTCTGCTGCAGTATTAATTATATAATCACATTCATATAAAAATTTTATATTATTAATATCTCGTTTTTGAAATTTAAAACGGGGATGTCTTATAAATTCGTCATAAGAATCCTTAAAAGAAGCATAGGTCATTTTATCAATACCATAAACATGCCATCCTTTATTTAAACATTCTCTGGTTACATAGCTACCTATAAACCCAAAACAACCTGTTATATAAACTGTTTTAATCATAATCGTACCCGAAAAAATCTTCTATTTGCTCACAAACATAATCAACATCTTTTATAACCATTCCATGATGGGCACCTAATAAAAATCCATTTTTCATTATGGTATCCGCTACTGGAAAATCTTGTAAATAGTTTCTATATGCTGGGTGTCTTGTTACGTTACCAGCAAATGTAACCCTAGTTTGGATATTTCTATCTTCCAAATATTTTAATAACTCCAATCTATTTTCTGTTTGCAAAGGTATAGCCAACCAATTAGGTTTAATACTATCATCTGGTAAAATAATTTCTTTTACATGAGATAATTTTTGTAAATATCTCTCTACCATTGTCCTTCTAGTATTTTTAAAAGTTTGAAATTTTTCTAATTGTACTAACCCAAACGCTGCATTAGCTTCAGCACATTTCATATTATATCCTAATACACCATATAAAAATTTATAATCATAAGGTATTCCATCTACATTATGGGCAAATCTTTCGTCCATATTTTCACTATTATCACCTATTCTACCCCAATCACGATACATTAAGGCTCTTTTCATATGTTCTTTTTTATTGAACATTACCATACCACCCATTCCACCTGCAGTAATAACATGAGAAGCATAAAAACTAGTAGTTGAGATATCTGAATCTTCTGTGAGAGTAATTGTATCAGCCGAATCCTCTATTATATGGATATTTTCCCTACCCATTCTCATTAATTCATTTCTTAATAAATCAAAATCTATTTTATTACCTATTAAATTAGGAACCATTATTGCTCTAGTTTTATTAGTAATAGCATCACAAATGGCCTCAACACTAGGTACATAAGTAGTTAATTCACTATCTATAAATTTAGGGATATACCCTAACTGGATTATAGGTGCTAATGTTGTAGAAAAAGTAAGAGCGGGGGTAATTATTTCACTACCTTTTTCTAGATCCAAAGAAGCAAGAGCTAATAAGCAAGCTGATGAACCCGAATTAACAAATACACCATGTTTTTTTCCAAATTCTTTAGCTATTTTAGCTTCAAATTTAGTAGTATAAGGACCAAATCCTGCTAACCATCCATCCTTTAGTGCTTTATTTACTGCCTCAATTTCTTCTTCCCCGTAGGATTCAAATTTATGCGGTGCATACCAAACTTTTCTTCTCATATATTTTAAATTTATAATTTGGGTTGTATTCTAATAACTTATTTTTTATCCAGTCTACATCAATATAATAAACTTCTATGTCATCTACAATTATTGTGTGGTTTTTCTTTGGATGTTTTAATATAGCTTCAATTTCTGTTTTATATGGGCTATTATTTTCATGTGCATCTAACCAAAATAATGATTTATCATTAACCCATTCTAGAACTAATTTTTCAATATTATCTTCAGAGGTACCTAAAAATAATTTTATTTGTTCCCATGCATCTAATGGTTGAAAACGATTCATACAATAATCATAAAACCTTTCTTCTTTTTCTATTGAAACTATTCTGTTAAAACCTAATTTATAAGCGGCATCGACCGAATTACCCACATGTGTACCTGTTTCAAAAAAAACATTACAATCTGACTTATATTTTTTAAATAAATCATAATATTCCATTTTCAGTAAACACTTTAGTTATATAGTCTACTATATTTTGTTCGTAATCAACATATTTTTTTGCAGTTTGGTAATTTTCCTCTATTGCTTTTCCAAATTCATCAATATAAGAATTCTCGTCTAAATTATTAATAGCGTAAATCATATCATCTACACTATTAACCCTTAATATCCCATATGGATTAAAAAAATCATCTATGTTTGTACAACCCCAATATATGGGTACTGTTTTTAATAAAAATAAATCCAATATTTTTTCTGTAAAATACCCCCTGTGTTGGGTATTTTCTATAGCCACACCAAATTGGCTAGGTGAAAATACATCTATTTTACCCATGCGGGCATCTTCTATATCATGTCTATCCCCATAAGTGTAATGAAACGATAAATCTCTTTTAATTTCTGTTTTTCTGGATAGTAACTCGTGTCTTAAGCTATGCCCATAAGTTTTATTTAATTTTCCAGCTAAATGAGATATTTGAAAAGTTTTTTTATAGGATTTACTATATAAATGTGAATTAAACCAAGTATGACCAAATGCTAAAAATCTAGCATTATCACAGTTATTTAATACTTTATCATCCCAAGTTAAAATTAAAGAAAATAAATCCTTATTTTTTATAGCCCAATCATGTAAACCAAAATATTCATTTGGTTCCTGTAAAACTAAAACGTTTACATCAGTTAAATCATCCTGGGATTGGGGAATATCATCTACAAATAAAGTAAAATTAACATCTTTAAGATGATCCATTTTGGATTCAAATACTTTAATATCAAAATGTTTTATTTTTAATTTCATAATACTTCCATCCAATAATCAATCATTTCATCAATCATTGTTTCAAATGTATAATCAGGTTTCCAACCTAATTTTCTTAATTTAGTTGAATCTCCCTTTAGATCTCTTAATTCTTCGGGACGTAAAAATTTTGGATCCGTTTTAATATATTGTTTCCAATCCAAATCTAGTTTATCAAAAGTATACTTAACTAAATCTTTAACTGAATGTGATACACCTGTAGAACACACAAAATTATCAGGTTTATCTTGTTGTAACATTAACCACATTGCTTTAACATAATCCTTAGCATGCCCCCAATCACGAGTAGCTTCTAGATTACCTAATGTTAAATCATTTTTTATTTGTTTTTTTATTTGTACAGCACCTTTAACTACTTTATTTGTTACAAAGTTAGTTCCACGTCTTGGTGATTCATGATTAAAAAGTATACCATTTGAAATAAATAAATTATATGAATTTTTATAATTATTACAAATATTATAAGAATATACTTTTGCGCATCCATAAGGAGACACTGGGGATAAAGGTGTAGTTTCCCTTTGATATCCATCTTTATCAATATTATTACCAAACATTTCACTACTTGATGCTTGATACATTTTAATTTTAGGATTAGTTAATCTTATCGCTTCAAGTAAATTAAGTGTACCTATACCAGTAGCTTGTGCTGTGTATATTGGTTGATCAAATGAAATTCTAACGTGTGACTGCGCTGCTAAATTGTAAATTTCGCATGGTTTACTTTGTTGTATAACAGATATTAATGAAGATAAATCGGTTAAATCGGCATATTGTAATTTACCTAATAGTTGAGGATATATTTCATCTAATCTAGATGTTTGGTTTTCGGCTACGGAATTACGTTTTATTGTACCCCATACTTCATATCCTTTATCTAATAAAAATTCCGCTAAATATGAACCGTCTTGACCATTTATACCCGTAATTAGGGCAACTTTATTTTCTTGCACTTTCATAATTTTCTATAAACCAACTAACTGTTTCTTCAATACCTTGTTCAAAAGGAGTATATTTAAAATCCGGCATTAATTTTTTTATTGCAGAATTGTCTGATGGTTTTCTTAATTGTCCATCAGGTTTTGTTTTATCAAATTTAACTTTACCTTTGAACTTAAATTTATCCACTAAAATTCCTACTAAATCTTTAATTGATATTTCTTCATCTCCACTGACAATTAAAGGATCTGTACCTTTATAATTAAATAAAACCCATTCTGCTATTTTAGCTATATCTTTAGAATATATAAATTCTCTTAATGGTTTCCCACTACCCCATACTACAAAGTCGGTTTTATTTTTCTTAGCTAAATACAATTTATGAATTAACATAGGCATTACATGACCATGTTCTAAAGAAAAATTATCATTAGGACCATAAATGTTAGAAGGGATAATTGATGTATAATTTATACCATATTGTTCCCTATAGGCCCTAATTTGAATGTCAGCCATTCTTTTAGCATAAGCATAAGGATAATTTGAATCATGTGGATCTCCCTGATGAACCTGATCCACAGTAAGAGGATATTTTACTTTGTCTGGGAATACACATGTGGATAAAAATGATACTAAATTTTGTACACCTGCTTGTCTAGCCGCTTCTATTACATTAGTATTAATTAATATATTTTCATAAAAATATTGTCCCTTAAAATTAGAGTTACCTCCTATTCCACCTACTTTACCAGCACAGTGAATAACCCCATCCGGTTTAACGGCCGAAAAGAACCTATTAGTTTGTTTTCTATTTAATAAATCGCAGTAGTCACGAGTTAATTTCATGGGGGATTCCATAGCGGAACCTACCATACCGCCACCTCCTGTTATTAAAACCTTTTTCATATTTTAGAGTAAAATTCGTTTTGTTGTCTTTGTCTATCTATATCTTTTATGTGGTATAAAGCATAAGAATCATCTTCTGATGGCAATTCAGCATATGTTTTCCACCCTACTATTTTTTCATGTACTTTATTTACCCATTTAACCTCAGGTTTATTTCTAAAAATCCTGTGTTGGGGATCGGGCCAATTAACCCATCCTTGACTATTTACTTGCCAATGCCATTGTATAATATCATCTTGTTCTAATCCTTTTACAATATTAACTCTGGGTACTGCTATTAGATCTATACCATCATTAGCATCTAATACTTCATGGATTACCCTAGAAAAGGTTTCAGATAAAGTTTCATCAGCGTCTATTTGAAAAACCCAATCTTTAGTACAATATGATTTTAAATTATTTTTGAAATCAGCAAAATGATTATTTAAATCAAATATACATTTTTTTACGGTAAAATCAAAATCTTTAGTAATAAATTGATCCACTAAGCTTAAAACTTCAGGAGTAGCCTTGCTATCCAATTGGATGACTATTTCATCATCTGGTTTAGCTATTTGTTCTAATTGATTTAATAAAACTTTTAATTCTTCGTGTTCATTATATGCTGTAATAGCAAAACTTATACCCATAATTAACCTTTAAAAAAACCAATATACTCTAAGGCTTCCATAAAATCTCCTTGTTTATACTCCTGTAAAGTAGTCATATCAGTTTTATATTTATAAAATTTATCTGTACCAGGTATTTTAAATTTACCTTGTTCTCTTTTACTAATTTCTTTTACTTTAACACCGGCCCAACTCCAATCTTTAGTATTAGTACCTTTAGCAAATACAGTACCTTTATCCTCTAGATTAATAGTAATAGGATACCAAACACGATAGAGACTATCTACTTTTTTAATATCCTTATAAAGTTCGGGAAGGGTTTCTTCATATTGATCAAAATCAAATTTACCTTCAACCATTAAATCATTAGTAGTAAACCCACAACCAAAACAAAAATAATTTTTTGCAGTTGCATTTAATTTAGTAACGTAGCATGCGTCACTCCCACATAAAGGGCATATTTCTAAACTATCTTTAAACATCTTTTTTAGGTAATGATATTTTTTTAATATTAGGAAGCTTAATTTCTACTTTTTTAGGAGCATTTTTATCTAATACTTCCTCTAATTTTTGTTGCATTATATCAAATGAAAAATTAGATTTACAATAATAACCTAATCTCTTACCATTTACTTGATATTGCTTGTAACCATTAACATAATCTTTTAGTAATAATGAAACAAAATTAATATCTGGAGAGAACCATTTTGATTTTTCAATTAATAAATCTTTTTGAACTGCTGATCCATCTATTTCTTTTAATTCACCAGGTACTAAACTTGCAAAATCCGAATTTAAAAAATCTAAATGTCCACTCCAATTAGATGCTATTACTGGTTTTTTACTTTGGGTAAATTCTAAAAGTGGACGACCAAATCCTTCTCCTTTAGTTAAACTAACCATAGCCTTAATTTTAGGATGGTTATAAAGGTGATTCATATCTTTATCTTCTATTTCACCATGTAATAGATAAACATTAGGTAAAGTACCATTTACTCCTTTTCTTACCGCATCTATTCTTTTTAATATTTCCTCTCTATCCATTATAGATGCACCACCACTCATAGTTTTCATTACTAAGGCAGGTCTTTTACTTTTATTTTTAAAAGTTTCTAAAAATGTTTTTAACATTAAACCTACATTCTTTCTATCCTCACCTATAGCTCCTTGTAACCAATGACCTACAAATAAGAAACAAAATTGTTCATCAATTTCATTTAATGATTTTACCAATTGAGTTTGGGGTAATTTACTAGGTTCAATATGGTAATACTTTTCTAAATCAAGCCCCTCTATTAATATATCAACTGGGGTTTCTAATTTAAGCATTCCTTGAGTTTTACCCTCCTTATCTTTTTTATCATATTGTGTTCTTTTAAACACATCCACTGTGTGATTAGATGAACCCAAAATTAAATCCATTCTATTACACCCTTCAATAAAATGATGAGTACAAATATCAGTTTCAATACCTGCAGTAATACCAATACTAAATTTACCTATCTTTTGAAATTCATTAGGTACAGTTATTTGTATCCAAACATCAGGTTGTCGTTGTAATGGAGATGGAATTATACAATCCAATAATTTTTTATCTTCAGGATCATTTTCATCTAAAAATCCATAGGGAGTAGTACCCCATCTTTGGGATAAAACTTTTACATCATATTTTTCGGATTTTAATAGTGCCCTTACTACATCTCTGGATCTTGATCCATATCCAGAAAATGTATCTAATGGACAACTTACTACTACAAAAGGTTTACTCATTTTAATATATTAATTTGTGTTGTAACTGTTTAACTCTTAATTTATCTATTTTAATAAATTCAAAATTCTTTCTAGGTTTAAAATTATCAATAGTTTGATTAAGATATTTTATAACGTTTTCATTCATTTTTCTTGCTGATGCCATTGATTCATCAGATGTAACCCATTCGCGTCCGGCTAGACCACGTTCAGTTTTTTCTTTTTTAGACATTTTATAAGATTTCATTAATGCTTCAGCTAAATCTCTAAAATCTAATCTATCATCGAATATATAAGGTGTTTTAGGGGAACCAACTACACTCATATTAGAAGGAAAAACTGGTATAGCCCATTTTCCATGCTTTTTATAGGTTCCAAAATGATTAGAACAGAAATTTTCATCAAATTTAATCCAATCTCCATTTTCATCTTCAAATCTCATCTGATCCTGCATACCACCTGTAACATTAGCTATTATCATAGTACCAGCCATCATAGATTCAGTTAATGCTAATCCCCATCCTTCATTAGATGAAGGTAAAACTGTAACATCTGCCAAATTATATAAAACATTCATTGATTCGGCCGATATTCTATCGGTAGAAAATAATACATTAGGATCTTCACCCAACAACATATCTCTAACGGCAAATAAATCTGTACCATTATCATCTATAGGTTGAGTATGTAAAAGTAAAGCAACTTTGTCTTTTTTATCTTCCGGTAGTTGGTCCTTAAATATCTTAAATGCTACAAATAAATCTGATATGCATTTTCTTCTAATGTTTCTTGAATTAAAGAAAAATATATGATCATATTCTTTACCACCAAACAATTTTTTCTTTGTATTTACAAAATCATCCCAGTGTGGATCTCCTTCTTTAATAGGCCTAAAAACTTCTTCATTTATACCATGAGGTACATATGCTACTATTTTATCCTTAGCCTTATCACCTAATACTATTCTATTTATATTTTCCGTTTGTTTGGAAATAGCCAATAAAGTATCACATGATTCATAATAGGATTCATTATACATTGGAGCGGGCATATCATCCCAAATATTAAGATATACCATTGGAATTTTAGTTCTGATTTCATTTTCCATTTTAAATAACCATTCCCAATATCTGGGATCAGTAAAGAAAAATATAGCATCAGGTTTTTCCGCTTTTAATAATTGTCTAATAATATCGGGATTACCATACCCGTTTTGTGGATATAAGAAAACAGAAGCATCTGGAATATTTAGTCTATTATTACTATCTTCACTTAAATCTATTCTCTTACCTTGTTCAGGGTGATTTATAGCTGCACCTACATTAACCCAATTAAAAATATGTGCGCTACCTAAGACTATTTCTCTAGCCATTGTAGCAATACCAGAATGCATTCTAATATCATCACAAAGAAACATAATTTTTTTACGTTCCTCCTTTGGTATATAACCTTCTTTCATAAAATATTAATTATCTAAAGTTAAATTTGTTTGGTTATGTATTGTTTTTCTAAAATTTTCATCAGTAAGATACAAATGGAGAGACCGATCTGCAAGTTTTTGTAATGAGAATTTTGTTTTAACACACTCAATTTTAAATTGATCAAATAAATGTCTGTGAACTTTAACACTTGTTAATTGTAACTGATTTTTTGTCATAATCTATTTTTTATATATATAAATATATAAGGATTCAAAAACTAAAAAATTTCTCTTCAGGAGATAATGCAGCCCCACATAATTCTCTATTTTTTCCAAAATCACACCAATCACAAGGTTTATTTATATTTTTATTAAATTCCTTATCTATAGGATTGCCTTCCGCAGTATAACATTCACGGATAAAATTAGTAAAATCTTCCTTTGCTTTTTTTAATCTTAACTTATTATCAACTGGTTTAAAATTTTGTACTCTATATGCTTGATGAGGGGATTTAATATTCTCATCATCAAAATCTAATACTTTTCTTTTTACTATATAAAATTCTACATTTATTTTACTTAAAGGTACTTTAAATAATTCAGAATAATATTGTTTATAAAGGTAAAGTTGATTGTGTTTAGTAGTATCACCTTTTTCCCATTTAGACCATCCTCTAGTGGATGTTTTTATATCAAATATAGTATATTCTTCTGAACGTTTATCATAAATTATCAAGTCTATATAACCCATATATTTAATATTAGGTCTTTCTTTAATTGGGACAGCTATTAACGGTATTTCAATACCTTTTAATTCATGTTTACGAGTTGAAAAATAATTTTTTCTACCACGTTTATGTTTTTTAAACCAATCTAATATACCTACTCCATCAGAGTAAAATTCATTCATTAGTTCGGGTGTAGCAAAATGGCCATGTTTTTTTTTATATTTGGAATATTCCTCAACCATTTTTTCCTTAAAATAGGAATTTAAATTAAGGTCATCAGCATTTTTAGCTGATGAGGTAAACATAGTTTGTAAGTAGTGTTGTAAACATTCATGTATAGCCGTTCCAAAAACGAAATACATATTGGGTTTTGCATCCCTATAACCTTTTACATATTCTAAATACCATTTATGGGGGCATGATTTATAAGTAGAATATTGTGAAAAAGATACAACCTTATCTGTCTTATAATTTATTTCCATTTTTTTCTTCCCAAGAGAAGACCTATAATACCATAATTTGAAATATCAATAAGAGTATCCTCTATTGATTCATTTTCAACATAATTTTTACCGTTTTTTAAAAGGTTTTTTAAACGGTTAATTTTATCATTTATCCTGATTTGTATGCCTTGTAAAGCATAATTTACATCATCTTCATTTTCAAGATTACCACCTAGAGCTATATTACCCAGACCATAATCCATCATTTTTTTAGAAAATAAATCTAATTGCTCCTTTTGTATATTTTTAAATTCCTTAGAAATAGTAGGAAATTTTATATCAAAATCTAATTGAGATTTAGAAAAATTAGGAGCTGAAGTAGAAGTGGTTGACCATCTATTTTCATTTTCTCCAAATTCTTCATCATATTTCTTGCTACTATCACCCATTATATTAATTCTTTGGTACCGTCAAAGTATTTTTCTAATGTTTCAATTCTTTCATCCGCTGAAGCTAATAATTTTAGTGCTTCAGTAGCATTATCCCAAAAATCTTTAGTGGAATGATCACCTATGCCAGCGGGAAAATTTTTTATTAAATCTAAGGATAATAAAGCTTTTTTTCTATCTGCTTCTGCCTCGGATTTTAACATCTCATAAAGTTGTTTACTAATTGTTGCCATAATTATTTTTTTAATAAATTTTTTGTTTTACGTTCATCTATACCTATTTGTAATAGTATAGATTTAATTAAATCTTTGCCTAGTAAGTTAAAGTTATCTATAATTTCACGTTTACTTACCTGATAATATTCGGACAATATACTAAGTAATTCTGGCTTAGGCAAACTTATTTTAGATTTTATATATCTAAAAAATGTTTTTCTTTTTGGAATTGATTTACACCAAAAATTATATTCATAATTTAAAGGTATATTAGCATTTTGAACCTCACTAACTAATTCAATATAATCTTCCTTCATTGATATAAAACGACGTATCATATAAGGTTGGAAAGATAATTTTTCTTCCCTAGTAAAACTATTCCAAGGTCGTTTATCATAAGAAATTTGATTTAGCCAGTCAAATATATTCATTATAGCGTCTTTGGAGGGCTATATTTATAATCTTCTCTAATTTCCTTAGGGATAGTGTCTTCTAATATTTCTTTAGTTTCAGGATCAAAGAATATAGGAATTGGTACAATTCCATCTTCACTAGCACCTGTAACAAATTTAGAAACCTTACGTAAAACTACTCCGGATAACCAGATTTTACCTCCACTAGGTGGTTCAATAGGTGTTGTTTTACTTAAATCGAAATTTAGTTGTTGTTGTTGCATTTAAAATGGTTTTATTAATTTAGCGATACATGCCATAAAAGTAATTTCTTTGTCAGGAGCCAATACTGACTGGTACTGTGATTCTGAAATAATAATAGTACCTAATACCGGGTTATGGAATGAATCTAGATTTTCAAATAGGGCTCTATATAATTCATTATAATCTCTAATGTTTGAATCTGCTACTATTTGTCTAATTTTATTAAAAGCATCATTCTTATTAGATTTTATTAGATCAATAATTTGATCTGTATATTGTTTTTGGCTAACTATATCTTTATTTAATTGTAAAAATGTACCTGCAGGATCATATACAATGCAAGATTGTAACACATTAAGTGTTTTACGAATATCAGGGTAAGTTTTATTTACAATTTCTACTATATCAGCGGGAGCATTATTACATGCTTCTTTATGTAATATTTCCTTACAACGTTTTGCTACCTCTGATTTAGAAGGGGGTAATATTTCAAATACTGATGTTCTAGATTGTATAGGGTCAATTATACGTTCTACATAATTACAAGTAAATATAAATCTAGTTGTTTTGGAAAATGATTCAATTACATTACGTAAAGCTGCTTGTGCGTTGATAGTTAAAAAATCAGCTTCATCCATTATAACCACCTTTAAAGCGCGGAATGTCGCGGCAGAAGCAAATGATTTTACCTTATCTCTAATAGTTTCTATACCATTTTCATCTGAACAATTAATATAAATTGAATCACAATCTAAATTAGTTGTAATAAGTTTAGCAGCAGTAGTTTTACCTGTACCTGCGGGACCATATAATAGAATATGTGGTATATCCTGTTGTTTAATCCATTGGTTTAAACTTGATTTAAATACTTCGTTTCCAATATAATCTTTGGGATCAGTTGGCCTAAAACGTTCTGTAAATAAAGTATGTTCTTTAATCATTTATTATTTTTGTAATTTGCTGCTAGATTAATTTTGGATTTGATTGTTAAACCTTTAACAGCAGCATTTTCAATATATTTTTGCAATGCAAAAATATTTTTACATTTATCTACATTTAACTCATATTGTTTCAACTTACTGTTAAAATCATAATATGTTTTAAAATAGTTTTTAGTTATATCCTTAGCCTTATCTAATGATATATCAGCTTGGCGATTATTAGGATAAAAATTGGGTCTGTGATTAATAGCATCTAGGGTTAAATCATACATAACTTATTATTTTTAATATTATGTAAATATACGAAAATAAAATAGGGGAGCAAAGCTCCCCTATAATAAGTTTTTATAAATTCTCGTATTCTTTAATGAATTCGATCCACCATAAAATAAACTGTGACTCTTTTGCTGCATCCCATGCTGCGGTCATTTCAGTTACTAAAGTTCTAAAGTTTATAACGTTAGTATCAGTAGAAGTATCGTAAAAGGTACTTGCTGCTGTTGTCATTGATACAGTACCAGATTTAACTGCATTATTGAAAACCCAATTAGATTCCGCTGTAATTAGCCCTTTAAGGGTTGCCGGAGTTAAACTTGTTGAAGTTAATCCAATAGAAACAGAGTCTATAGCAGTATTTAGATTTGCATCTGAAATAGTTGCCGCAACCATTGTATCTAATTTACTTCTTAAATCTTTGAATTGTTGTAAAGTTAATACATCTGCCTCCGCAGCATCAAGTGATGCTTGTAGAGTAGTAGCTTCAGTTGTAAGACTAGCTACTTGTGTAGTTAATGTAGTAATTTGCGTATTCAAGGCCGTAGTGGAACTCCCATTAGCTGTAATTGTAGCGTTAAGAGTCACTATCTCTGCATCTAGTGTAGCAATCTGATCTGTCAGAGTTGTTACTGATGTAGTAAGAGTGGCGATTTCAGCTACTTGATCATCAGAAGTTACTCCCAATGCAGTAATTGTAGCATTTAAATCATCAATCTGTGTCGTTAAAGATGTAGTTTGAGTTAATAACTCATTTTTAGAAATAGTAAGAGCATTAATTTGCGCTTGATAATCACTTCTAATTTGATCTACATCTTCTGGTGAGAACCAATCTGATTTCTCACAGCTTACACTCATACCAATGAGTATAAACGATAGTACATAAATAAATTTGTTCATAATAATTACTTGGTTTAAAGTAGTAAAGGCAAGGGGAATCGAACCCCTAACCTTTATAAATATATAAAAATATTACATCATCCCTGCCATAGGATTAGGCATTTCTTCTTTTTTTTCTTTTTGTTTCTCATAAACAATAGATTCAGTAGTAAGAATAGTACCAGCTATTGAGGAAGCATTTTCTAAAGCAATTCTAGTTACTTTTTTAGGATCTATAATACCTTCTTCTTTAAAATCAATTATTTTTAAATTTTTATAATTTAATCCCGACCAACTATTTCTTTTTGAAATTAATTTAAATGAATTATAAGATATATCATTAATATCATGACCAGCATTAGTTAATATTTTATTAAATGGTTCCTTAATTGCAGTTTTTACAATTTTTTTACCTATAGATATATCATCATTATCTTTTATTTTAATAGCATTAGAAGCTCTAAGTAAAGCAGTACCACCACCTACTACTATACCTTCATCTAAGGCTGCTTTAGTAGCAAATAATGCATCTTCAACTCTATCTTTTCTTTCTCTAATTTCAATTTCAGAATTACCTCCCACATTAATAATGGCAACTCCACCTATTAATTTAGCTAATCTTTCCTGTAATTTTTCTTTTTCAAATGCTGAATTAGCTGTATCCAATTGGGTTTTTATTTCATTAGCTCTACTAGAAATAGATTCCTCACCACCTTTACCGTCTATAATAGTAGTAGTTTCTTTTTCAACTGTTATTTTACGAGCCGTACCTAATACTTCACCAAATTGTAAAGGTTGCATCTTATCTAATTTAAATCCTTTATTTTTAGATATAACTTGACCACCAGTAACTGTAGCTAAATCTTCTAAAGCCATAGTTCTCCTATCACCAAATTCAGGTGCCTTAACTGCCACCGCCTGGATAGTACCCCTCATTTTATTTACTATTAGGGTTGCTAAAGCTTCACCATCAATATCTTCGGCTACAATTAATATGGGTTTAGTTTCACCACTTGCTTTATTTAATACATTAATTAATTCGGCCGCTTGAGTAATCCTACCATCATATATTAAAATATAAGGATCATCTAATACTGCTGACATAGAATTGTTATCAGTTACAAAATAAGGTGATTTATAACCTCTTTCAAATTGCATACCTTCTACTACTTCCAAAGAAGTATCTCCAGTTTTAGATTCCTCAATAGTAACAATTCCATCTCTACCTACTTTATCTAAGGCTGTAGAAATTAAATTACCTATTTCTTTATCATTATTTCCAGATATGGTAGCAACTTCCTTAATTTGTGCATCATCTGAAATTTCAGTAGACATATTTTTTAATTCTTTAACAACAATATTAGTTGCCTCATCTATACCCTTTTTAATATTAACCGGGTTAGAACCATCATTAATTTGTTTAATACCTTCTTCTAATATAGAAGTTGCTAATATTGTAGATGTAGTAGTTCCATCTCCTACTTCATTAGCCGATTTAATAGATACTTTTTTAGCTAATTCTGCTCCTATAGATTCAGTTTGATCCTCTAATTGGTTAAAGGCTTTAGCTACAGTAACTCCATCTTTAGTTACTTTAATGTCACCAGTTTCATCTTTTATTAAAACTGTTCTACCTGCAGGGCCTAAAGTAGACGCTACACTATTATTAAGCTTTTGGACCCCGTCCAATAACTTATTTTTTAATTCTGTTCCAAAATTTGTTTCTGTCATTACTCTATAATTGATAAAATGGAATTTTGTGCTGTAATATAGTATTCTTCTGATTCAATAGTAATACTTTGTGCACCCATTTTAGGGATTAAAACTTTCATACCTACTTCTAGTATAGTAGGTGCATATTCTCCTTTATTAAAATTATATACTTTTGAAATAGCAACTATTTCACCCATTTCAGGTCTTTCCTTACCCATATCAGGTATAATAATATTTCCGGACATTTGTTCCTCTTCCTCTATAGGACGAAGAATAACATTTCCATTAACTGGTATAAGTTTGCTCATTTGGTCTGATTTTTCCTTGTTGTATTTTATTTGCTCTATTAGTAGTCATTTTATTGGGGTTATGTCTTCTATATTTACGCCCCATAGATCTTGATGTTCTTGAACTGCTCATTTTAGGATAGCTTCTTTTAATTTTAAATGTGTTTGTTTAAATTCTTCAGCATATTCAGTTAATGTAAAAGTTTTTTCCTTTAACATTAAGTACTTTGCAATTGATATAATTGCCTGAGGTAATGAAGTATGATACCCCACAGTTTTTCCTTTAATAGTATCTACTACATTATAGCTATATTCATCAATAGCTATTTTATAATTGTCTAATATAGGATCTTCTATAAAAGTTGATTTGCCTGAACCAACAGGTCTTCCTTTAAAATTTGGATTTGCCATAACTTATTGTTTGTATCAATATACGAAATTTTTATAAAATAACCAAGCTCTAGGGCGGAGCTTATTTAGCTAATTTTCAAAGTTTTTGGCTCTGATCCCTTAGCAAAAGGAATAACAATTTGTAATAGTCCACTTTTAAATTCGGCTGATGCCTTATTTAAGTCAAATTTACTATCAATTTTCCAACCAAGGTTAAAAGATCTTTTAGCGATACCTCTATGGATAAATTCGCCAAGGTCTTCTTCTTTTGGTTTATCGTAATTAACTCTAATTATATTACCCTCTATAAGAATTTCTATATCACTTTTAGGAATTCCGGTACAGGCTATATCTAGGCCTAAACCATTTTCTCTTTCGTAAATATCTACTGGGTGGGGTAATTTGGATTCCGCTAGAGGTCTATATGCTCCAGCATCTTGAAAAAAATTTCTAACTAAAATGTCGAACGGATTTCGTTCATAAAATAATGTACTCATATCATTAAAATTTGTGGTGGCTTTAGCTCACCGGTTAAACATAAAAACATAACTGCTCGCCCTAGAGTCTCAGTCATTTATTATAAATATATACTACTGTTGTCTTACGACAAAGTATTCTGCAGAACTTTCATCAGAATTAAATTCTAACTTCATTAATCCTTTATTACTTATTTCTATTTGTCCTTCAGTACCTTTATTAGCGGCTAATATTTCGCGTAAAACATTAGCTGAAAAAGGTATTAAATCACTCTGAGTGGTAAACTCCGCCATCTCAGTAAATTTTACTTTATGAGAATGTTGTGATCTTTCACCTAATACTATTTCTACTACATTTTCACCTTGTTTAGTAGTGGTAGTGTTTAAAGTAACATCCTCGGTTTTTTCCAAAGCATTATGAGCTTTTAAAAATCCAGATATAAATTCATCATCTACTTTAAATTTAAAATCATAATCAACAGATTGTACATTAGGTACTTCTGGAATTATGCTAAGGTCACTTAAATGATAATTTAAATCAAATTTATTGTCTTGTATTTTTAATTTATCAACTAAACCGGTATTATTTTTACTTAATTCAATTTGAATTTCCTCGCTAGTAATAGCTAGTAAACGTAATAGGGCATCTGTACTATAGATTGCAAGAGGACCATCAGGTAATGGAACATCAAATTCAACTTTACCAACGGCATTTTTAGTTTCAGTAGCAAATTCTACTGTTGATTTACCACCTTTAATATCCCATACTACTTGTTTAGTTAAACCATTTAAATAGTATTTTTCTATATTATCAACTATATGATTTTTCTTCAATTATATTAGATTTAGTTAACATATTAATAGCCTTTTTTATTTCGGATCTTTTATCATTTAATTTATAAACAGATCTTGCTAGCTCCACGAATTCCTTATCAAACCTTTCTTGTTTTTCACAATCACGAACCCAATCTTCTATATCCCAAAGTTGACGATTTACTTCTTCTAATTGATCTACTTTATTAAACAATACCTGATCGGAATATATAGCAAGAATACTCATGCTTTTATCATTTAGTATATTCCATTCTTTGGTAATATTTTCTAACTTAGAACTATCGCTAATTTTCTCCATTTTTATCTCTAAAATGGTTAATTTATCAAATAATTCACCTATGGATATTTCAACTTGCATATAACTTAAATTAGTGGCGGGAGGAGGATTCGAACCTCCGACCTTTGGGTTATGAGCCCAACGAGCTGGCCACTGCTCTACCCCGCAATATTATATGGAATATAATAACTCTTGAGTGTCTCTCCAACTCTTTACATGATGGATTTTATTTCCTTTTAATTTTCTTTTTATTAGTTGCCTAGCTATGGGATAATCATTACCTCCTTCTTCTAATTTATCCCCAAAAAATGTAAAATTATCATCTACATCATCTACTATTTGGCCTTTATCCTGGCCTTTATTGTAGATATCTATACTTATTTCTCCACCTACAACAGCGTCTAAGAAATTAAATCTCTCTCTAATTTCCCAAGCACTATACTCTCTCTCCCTATTTTTTTTATCCCATTTAAAATAATCGTCTCTTTGTTTTTGGGTACAATTTCTACCTACTATTGAAAAATTAACCATACCCGGTCTTTCCTCTATATGGTTTCCAAAACGATGTGGGTATTCAGATTCCTCTAAAAATGTCTCTAAACAAACTCTAGTTTGTACAGGTAATTCAAATTTATTTTCTTTAATTAATCTACCATTTTGAAAAAGTTGATTACCGGAACATTGATATGCCCTTTCTACTTTATGCCAAATAGTACCTCCTACTTGTTCTATAGTCTTATCTTTATCACTACCCGATATTAACCAAACTCTATTACGTTCAGCAAAATCATAAAAAAATTGTAAAAAACTTAAATCCATTTTATTTCTGGATTTAGTTAAAGTTCCATCTACATCAAAAATATATATCATATAAAAAACTGGTTTATATAAGGATTGGTAACTAATTTCCAACCCATATCATCATAAAATCCTTCTAATTTATTTAATAAAATAGTATCAAATACTTTTTCTTTGTCAGCAAATTTATCTAAAAAATCTCTAATTTTATCTGGCATATCAAAATCTAAGTAAGCTAATGCTTCGATATTATATGGGTTTTTCTTTAAATAAATCCATTTTACTTTATCACCTTGTAAAACGGGGGAATGTTTATTATCTAATTTCCAAAATTTTAATAAATCATTATACTTAATAGTTGCTCTTACAGGAGCGGGTGCACCTTTAGCTATAATAGTAAATGTTTCTCCTCCAACGGGTTTACGGTCAATATATTTGTTTAATGTTTTTACTGATGTTGGATTACCTAATTGTTCTATAGGTATTTCTTTTAATATTTTATTTTTAAAGTCTAATATTCTTTTATCTATTTCGGACTGTTGTGTTCCTTTTAAAACATCTTCTAATACTTGTTTAAAAAAATTACCAAATATTTTAGGAAAATTAGATTTTTTATACTCTAATCCTTTAACATCTAATGTTTCTTTAGTAATACCCTCTTGTTTAGTTATCCACTGTGCATAACGTCTAGTAGCTCTAAAATAAGCCGAACGTATTACACATTCTGTTTTCATTTCTAATCTATGGTCCTTTACCCCTACATTAAAACATTCCTGAGCTAAAGTATCATAATGTTGATTAATAATTTTTTCATATGCCTTAGCTATACTTTCGAGTTTATCATCTTTATCTTGATCTGATAGTTTTTCAAAGTTAGGATATAAATGGTTTAAAAGAGGCCCGGCATTAAAATAATTTGAATCAGTGTCCACATAGGCACATAGATTAGTATCGCCTTCATCACATATAAACCAGGGTGTTTCTTCTAAATGTTTCATTAAAATGCTGAATCACCGGGGATTTGTTTTACACCTGCATCAATTTCCCCATCAGATCTTTCTTTTATGTTTTGTCTCAATATTATATTAAATTCATTTCCCTCCATTAAAAATGCTCCTCCTTGTGATAACATTTTTCTGAAAAATATTTCTCTTTTTTCACTCCAACTCTCACTTAATTTAATAAGTTCTTCTTTAGTAGCCAACTTACCATTCATCATTACATGAACTCCTGACCTGAGTGATTGTTTTTTTAATGCCATATTATTCTCTATTATAATCGTCTTCTATTCTTACTATATCGTCTTCTCCAAAATAAGTTCCAGTTTGTACTTCTATAAATTGAACTAATTCATCGGTTTCATTCCAGGCTCTATGCCTGGCTCCTAAAGGTATCTTTATAGATTCCCCAGGTGATCTAAATACTTTATCATCATCTAAAACTATAGTTAAATTACCTTTAATTACAGTCCATTGTTCTTGTCTTTTGTGATGGTATTGATATGATAATTTTTGACCGGGTGCAACCGTAATACGCTTTACTTTACATTCATCTGAATCTAATAAAACTTCATACATACCCCATGGTCTGCTTTCTATTTCATATTTCATATTTCTAATTTTACTTCATTTCTTAAAACTTTATTCATATGACGATTAGCAACAAGTGCTGATTCCTGAATAATACGCCATCCTGATAGAGTAATTGCTTCACTTAATATAGACAAAGGCATTCCATATCTAAATGAGTTTAATGCTGTTGCACCGTATAAAGAATTAAGTAAAATTTTCATGGTATATTGTAATAAATGGTTTTTCGCTCCACCTTCAGTATCACCTGCTTTATAACATTTTTTCATTTCATTTTTATATATAACTCTTTCATTAAACCATTTATTTAATACAGTAGATAATACGGATTCTTTATCTGTTCTAAAAAATGTACCATTTGCTGCCACAGCCCAATTATTTTTCTTTATTAATTGAATTAATTTTTCTACACTAACTGTAGCTCTAGGATTGCCTTTTTTATTGGGATCCATTATAATTAACTCTTTTTCGGGATCCATTTTCTTTAAATCGTTTAAACCTAAATAATTATTTCTATCAGGTTTACTACCATAGGGACCATAATCATTTAAATTATTAGGAAGTGTTTCAGGAACAATTTTACCTACAATGGTTTCTCTCCCTATATTTAAAGACATAATAATAGAAGGATATAATGAAGTTAAATCTTCATCAAACATGTATTTATATAAACCGGCTTTAGGACAAAATAAATAACCACCAGCATAACCTAATTTCTTTTCCCCATGAGGTCTACCCGGGGGTATTATATTTTGAGATAATAGATATGCTGAAATAGCTCCATCATGGATTTTGGATGATGCATATACTTCACTATATCTAATTTTACCTTTATGAGCTAAGTTTCTTGTTAAAGCTAAATATTGTAATTTTTTATCTAATTCAACTAATATTTCTACATCAACAAAGTTATATTGTATAAAGGTATGTATATCTTCTTCAAATAATCTATCTAATGAACCTTCATATTCTATTTTATTAATACCAACATATTTTTCTCCTATAGCATCTAGTTTCCAACTTGGTTCATCTTCCCAACTATATTTTTTATGTAACCTCATATAATCAATAGACTCTACTCCCGCTATATCTACGTACATATCCTTTTTATACCAATATTGGTTACCTTTAGCATATTTTACTATACCAATAGGAGATAAACGTTTAGCTTCAGAACTACCTAATACATTACATATTCTATAATATAAATAAGGAATATCAAAATAATCACTATTATAACCCACTAACATATCAGGTTCTATATCCTCCATTCTGGATATAAAGGCATCTAATAAATCTGCTTCATGTTTAAATGGAATAATTTCTTTATTTTTTGCTTTAGTATGTTTTAATTGGCCTTTTTTATCTAAGATTACTATAGCCCATTGATCTACTTGTTTATCATACCAAGCAATTGATGTTATAGGTTTGGGAGCATTAGAAATATATTCTTCTGTAAGTGCTCCTCCCATTTCACACTCAATATCAAAAAAAACCTCTCTACAAGTTTTAGAGGGTTCATCATTTATACCATATTTTTCTATAAGAAATTTCTGGTGTGAAGAAATGTCAGCAAAATGTAGATTTGGTGTTTTTCTATCCCAATCATGGGTTCTACGTAATGGTTCACCATTTAAACCTTTAAATTCGGCTTCTTCAGGACGACATGCCCTATAAGCATAGTTGTTCCATTCTATCTTTTCATAACCTTCATCTGTCCACAAGTGTATTAAGTGTTTATTTTCACCTCTACCTTGTTCGTAGATTTTTTTATACATAACTTATTTTAATACGTAATAATATTTTCTCCGTCTTTTGTAGGGTAATCAGGATCGATATTTTTATCTAAATAAGGATCTTTTTTACCACTAGGTTTATTATCTTTAATATAATCATCTTTTTCAGCAAATCCAAGTTTAATTTTATCAAAATTTACTGCTTGTCCATCATAACCTCCTCCATGGTGTTTTAGATAATCATTTATATGTTTAATACCATCTATAGTTTTTATTAAACCCCGATCTAATTCATTTATTTCTTCATTAGCTAATGATAATTTTGATTGCAATGAATTAACTTCTTTTTTTAACTCATTATTTTCTATTTTATCACCTAACTCCCTAATAGTATTTTGAATTTCGGTATCATCATAATGTTCTCCTTCATTGCCGTTTTGCCCTATAATATTCATTCTTTTTTCAGCTTCATCTTCATTCCAATCTTCTAAAAGAAAATCTTTACTTGATTTAGGTTTTGAAGGTTCTTCTTCTTCAAATTCTTCATCATTATCAAAAACGGAAAGAATATCTTCTTCTCGTTTAGGAAAAGCATTAGTAAAGGCAAAATTAGCAGCAACTACAAGTGAAATAGCTAATGGATCAAAAACAAAAATAATAACTAATAGTAACCAGTTAATAATTTTATCCATAGGTGTACCTGTTAGTCCTGAAATATATTGTAGTGGACCTAATTCACCTACTGTATCTGACGTGTTTTGTAGATCTAAAATTTGAAGTTTGAATTTTTGTAAACTATCAGCCGCAATAGTTCTTTTTACATTTACTTCTTTTCTATTTTCTTCCTCAACTGAAATACGCGATTGAGCCAATCTAAGTTCAGCAGTGGAGACGGTTGATCTAAGACCCCCCACAGCCGCTGTGTCCCGTACTTGTATCGAGGTAGCTTTTGCACCAGATAAAGTACTAATATTACCAGAAATTCTTTCAAGTTCTTCATCATATCTTATAACATCATCTTCATAAAATTTAGCCTTATTTTCTAAAAATTCTATTTTATTTTGGTTAACAACTAATTTTTGATAAGTTTCTTGGTAGGCTGCACTTAAAAAACCATAAATACCCATACTAGTAATTAATACAAGTATAATTGTAGCTATTGCTAAATATGTCCTTAATATTTTATTTATAGTATCCCAATATTGATATAATAAGGATGCAGTAACTAATTTAGCTACTTCTAAGGAACCAGCCATTATTATTACTTCAAAGGATGCTCCAGCAAATAGTTTACTTAAACCACTTACAGAGTAAAAGGCGGCCGAAGCACTAACAGATAAGGCTGATAGAGCAATAAGAGTAGGAAATGTACCCTTATTTAGTAAATTTAGCAAGTTCTTCATTAGTAAAGAATTTTTCTAGGTCCGGCCTAAAGTAATTTATAGACTTCATTACTTTGCGGTCTCTAGTCCGATACACGATATACATATCGGATACTTTTTCCCAGTGGCACGGTTCACCCTGTTCTTCGCTACGTTTTTGTACTGTTAATACAGCCTGTTCTTCAGATTCACAAGCTTTTGATAAATTTGATGCTTGTACTTCTTGATACGCCGGCCATATCTTATCCTTAAGGCCATGTAACATAGTACCGTTCCCAAGGGAAACATAAGCAATGTCACACAAAGCGTCCAAAATTTCCACGATATCTCCGTTTTTGCAAGCTTGTTCATACTCCTCAAGTTCTTCCTTGACAAAATCGATAACGAATTGCCAGTCTTTTTTTCCGGGAATGGTAGGTTCATAATTATTAGGTTTATTCATTAATTTATTAAAAGCCTCAACTTCATTAACAAATGGAACATAATTATCTTCTGGAAATAGTGATAATTGTTTACTCATAACTTTTTAAGTATTTTTTCATTATAATAAAATTCTATATCCTCATATAAAGGATGATTTTCGTCTACGGTTAAAATAGTACCTTTATTTAATACTGTATTACCTATACCTGGTAATTTACAATAAATTTTTCCAATAACCTCATAAGTACCAACTATTTCTTTTAAAGGTTTATTTTTAGTTGTTTTTTTATAGGGTATAACTTTATTTAATTTTTTTCTCCTTCTATTACAACCACAATCTTCCGCACCAGCTAGTTGAGCTACAGCTTCAGCTATCTTATCTAAACCAGTAGCGTTAGTAAATTTAGCTATTGTATCTCCTAACCCTTCCGATTCTTGTTTTGGGTCAAATTCTTTCATGTATTATCTCTTACAGGTGCACTATTATGTTCTTCCCATGGATAAATAATCCATTTATCTTCGTCTTCTAAAAGTTCACCATAAATAGTAGGTTTTACAATTGCTGATTTTTTATAATGTAAAGTTGCTGTATAAACTCCAGGTGAGTTTTTTAAAGTAGCCCCCGAATCACAAATATCATCTACTACTAAAGTATTAGGATAAATAACATTAGTATATTTTAATCCAAGCTTATGAGATATTAAAACTGCTGGTATTAAACCTCCTCGGGCAATTCCAGTAACTGTATCTATATTAGGTAGTTCTTCTTGAATTTTTTTAGATAATTTATCTATTAATTCCTCAAGATCGGTCCAACTAAAGAGAATTTTTTGATCTAATACTAACATTATACGGGATGGTTTCCATTATTAACTTTTATACTATCGAAAAACTCTTTACGAGCTAAATTTTCATTTTCCATGAATACACCAGATGCCTTAGTTGTAACCATTGAGGCACCATGATGTTTAACTCCTCTACAACTAACACAATTATGGGTCGCTACTACTGTAGTAATTACTCCTTTATTATTTTCACAAATAGTGTTTACTGCATTATGAATAGCTGAAGTTAACTGTTCTTGGATTGCTCCTCTTCTAGAAAATAATTCTACTATTCTATTTAACTTAGATAATCCAACTACTCTACCATCTTCATTGGCTATATAACCTATATGAACTAAACCTTTTATAGTCTGATGGTGATGAGAACACATTGATGTTATTGGAATATTTCTTTCTATTACTATACCATCATAACCATCACTAGGAAAAGATGTTACTTCACTCATGGCAGTATATCTACCTTCCCATAAATCATTTACATACGCTTTTGCTACTCTTCTAGGAGTATCTTGTGAATTAGGATCATTTTCCCAATCACATTTTAATTCAGTTAAGAATTTACCATATGCCTTAGAGGCACGTTCTATCATTTTATTCTTTTCCTTATCATTTAAAGGAAATCCAGGTGCAACACCATTTGCATAACCTACAGGTACGGATTCTAAATCCGTAAACTCTTTTTTTCTACTCATATTTTAAATCAAAAAAATTATAATTTGCTTTTACTGAATCCAATTCTCCAGCTTCTATTGCTTCATCTTCGTCCTCAAAAATTGCTAAAACTGGGCATTCTGGTACACATGCACCACAGTCTATACATTCTTCGGGATCTATATACATTTGTTCTTCACCTGTGTGAATACAATCTACGGGACATGCTGCTATACAAGCACTGTCCTTAACACCAATACATGCTTTACCTATTATAAAACTCATTTAAACGCATCTTTCGGTTCCAAAGGCCATAATATGAGATCTACCAGTATATCTCCAACCTCTGTCTCTTACAAAATTCATTACAGGACCATAACTTTCAAATAGAGATTCTCTATCATCTCCAGCAGGCATAGCCCATACTTTATTATCTGGGATTTTTAGGTCTTTAAGAAATTCTTCAACCTCTTTAACCATTGATAAGTCTTTGTCAAGGACAGGCTTAATATGGTAATCAAGGTGATAATTAATACTTTTTTTAATTGCATCTTTATTTACTCTAAATTTATTATGTCTATCAATCATTTTTTGATCGGTGATCGCACCTTGCGGTGTTTCCACTCCCAATACAGGAACACTATTGGAAAACTTAGGACTAATACTAAGAAGATTAATGGGGTAATCAGTAGGAAGAAAATGACTTCCTTCAGTTTCGATAGTGATAAAAATATCTCTTTCATTAGCTAAATGTGTTAATTCGTTTACTATTTTAGGGTGCATAGTAGGCGAACCACCAGTTAACATCATTTCACTAATATGAGGATTTGCATCGTACATATCAATTATATCTTGAAAACTATATTTACCTTTTTCTGGGTGAATACTTGTGTACCAAGAATCACACCATCCACCTTCACCAAAATAGCAACGATGGGTACAACCTGATGTTCTAACAACAATAGTAGGATAGCCTTGTCTGCTGCCCTCTGATTGTACTGCCGTATATAATTCTAAGATTGGAAGAACTTTATTATAGTCCTCAATTCGTTTAAGCATAAATGTTAATTTTTTATAGTGGTTTTACCGTCACTTGAACCAAATTTGGCTCCAATATAATATAACTATTTCAAATAACCAAATTTATTTAATTTTTATTTAATAAACTTTTAAGTTCATTAATTTCTTTTTGTTGATCTTGAACAGCTTTTATTAATAAAGATGTTAATTTAGAATATTTAACTCCTTCAACATTACCTTCCTTATCTTTACTAACTAATTCAACCATGTGATCTCCAACTTCTTCAGCAATTAAACCTACATCATGAGAACCATCTTTTTTCCAATCAAAAGTTACTGGTCTTAAATTATAAATTATATTTGATGATGTAATTTCATTAATATTTTCCTTATATTTTAATGCTGAGGTTTCAGTGATAGAAGTAGCATTTAACGCTCCTGTTACAGATGTTGAACCACTAACACTTATAGATCCTGTTACTAATAATGTTCCTAAAATAGGAGCTGATCCAGTAAGTGGAAATCCAGTTCCTGAGCCACCACCACCACTATTAAGTGCATGGGAAGCTGTTATAGCAAATGAACTAGTTACTACTCCTACTAATCCTGCACCACTACCAGTAAATGATCCTGTAGATGATCCAGTAAATGAACCAGATAAAGTTGATGCTTTACTACTAGAAAAAGATCCAGTAAATGGACCATCACCACTTGCTGCAAATGAACCGGAAGTAACATTAACTACTGATTGACTTTCAGCATGTGAAGCTGTTAAGGCAAAAGAGGCAGATAATATCGTACCTAATACTACTGATGCTGTATCAGCTGTTGTAGCATTTCCTTCTAGGGCACCTATAAATTTAGTTGCCGTTAGTGTATTAGTAGAAGGAACATAACTTAGTCCGGAATCAGAATTAGCTCTAAAACTACCCGATACACCTTGTGAGAATAATACAAAATGGGTTGATCCATCTGTATTTTTAGGTAATACAAACACATTTGTTGCTGTAGTAGCTTCACTGGAACTTAAGGCATATGTACCTGAAGTTGCAAAACTAGCACTTTCAGCAAATGATGATGTAACTGTACCTGTTAACCCACTAGCATCACCCTTATATGAACCACTAAATGTACCACTTATATTTGTACTAAATAGTGAACCCGAGATAGTCATACTACCTGTACGCTCATGAGTATCACTTGTATCATCACCGAATTTAGTAGAACCACTTGCAAATATTATTGAAGATGATTCATAAGTAGTAATTAAGTGAGAAATGGAGGCAGTACCTAATACTTCAAATGTACCACTAATTCTCATACTACCTGATACAGAAGCACTACCAATTAAATCAGTAGTACCACTAACATTTAATGATCCAGTAATATTTTCTAATCCAGTGAGGTCAAATGAAGCACTTAGTGAAGAAGTGCCAAGTCCATCTTGTACAACATTATTTTCTACTTGTAGCAGTTGCTGATAAGTAGATTTAATGGTTCTATTAGTAAGTGTAGACATTTAAAGCAGGTTTATATACTATAAATATTAAAAAAATATTAGTAATAGGCAAGGGGGTTTTACCCCCCTCGCTTTAGTGTATTAATTTCCTATTCTATACCAAAGCCATGCCTCATCACTTCTAGGTCTTGCAATTACCATTGTTTCATAGTTAACAAAAAATACTAGTTTATAAGTATCTATAGTATCTTTACGAACTATATGTAATTCCTTATCTACTATTTCAAAATAACCATAAGATTTAGTAATTATTTCTTTAGTTTTAGAATCAACTTCAAATCTTTTAAAACTATTATCAAGTTCTATTTTAACATACTCATCATCTAAATTTTTCCATAACCCATAAATTCCAGGGTTATCATAAGATTGAGCTGAAGAGAAAAGAGTAAATAATAAAAAAAATATTATGTTTCTCATATTGCGTATTGTGCTAATAATTTTTCAACATGTGTTTTCGCAATACTATATTCAACTGGTCCAGTTTCATCCTCATATTGTACAGGATCGTCCACGCCCAAGTTGATAAATGCTTCAATCCTTTCAACAGATGAAGCTGATTTATAGTCGCTATTCCCGCTAGGATAGGGCTTATAAGATGTATTAGTACGTTTGTACACCTCATTAAACTCAATTCCGAGCTCTTTAACCAATTTTTGTCCATCTTTTAAAATTCCAAGTTTATCTGTTTCTAGATAGGGTGTAAAATAACCTACTTTATCTGCATCCCAATTGCCAGTTCTAAAAGCTACATCATCTGCATCTCTAAATTCTTGTCTACAATCAGGATAAATTGCATGATCACCGGCATGAATACCTAATGCTATATCTGTATCATTTCCATTAGCATTTGCTTCAGATAGGGCAACTGCTTGAACTAAAGAAGCAAATATTTTATTTCTATTAGGTACAACAGTAGCTTTCATATTATCTTCTTCATAATGACCTTCCGGTACATCATCACCACCTTCTACAAGGTTAGAATTCAATAAATTTACTAAACCATCTAATTTAATAACTTGGTATTTAATAAATTGTCCACTAGCATTTAAATATTCAACTAATGATTGAGCTCTATCAAGTTCAACTCTATGTTTTTGACCATAATCAAAAGATAAAGCTGTTACATTATCATACTCTGATAAGCATCTGAGTAATAAAGTGGAGGAATCCATCCCTCCGGATAAGGATACTACGACATTTTTTGCCATGATAAATAATTAATTAAATTTTGCCAGGTATTATAAAGCGTATAGGCAGACGCTATGTTAAAACTATTCATTATTGAATCTGTTTTCACAATCTTTTTTATGATTAAACCAACCTCCACACTTACATTTTACATAGTAAACGGTAGAAGCTATAATAGGGGAACCGGCAGCCACTGTCCAAATATTAGGATGCCAATGATCTAAACAAATTCCCGTTAAGTGTCTAAAAAATTCTATCATTATATATTATTAATTATACGAAACTTATTTACGTTCTCCAAAATATCTTCATACTTTACCTTATTAGGATCAATATTAAAATATTTATTCATATTAGCTTTTGGTTTTTTATTTAAACCATTATTACTATAAATAGTTCCCTCTAAAGCAGCCATAATGGGATTTGAGGTATCTATTGATTCTATTTGTGGGTAATTATCATACCATCCAAATTCTTGAGGTACGGAACAACCTAATAAATGAAATTTAGTATCTTTATATTGGTTTAGTTTTAATAAACCATTTACAAATCTTATTCTACCTAATGATTTTCCTAAATCTTCATTGGTATGAGGGAAAAAATCATTATACCAACTAGCACCATATGATATACATAATTTTTTATAACCTAAACCATCTAATAATCCAGCACATAAATAAGCAGCATTTTTATCTTTTCCCTGTATTACAGCTGTAGGAAGAGTACCTTTAGGGTATTTAAATTGTTTCCAATATTTGGCCATAGCCACTGTTTGGGCATGTTCCATCCAAACATCAGGTACAATAAATTCATTAGGGATTAATTCTTTAATCCAATAAAGTAATCTTTTAAAATCATACGCTCTACCTAATTCATGAAGTGAATTATCCATTATTATATAACGTCCTAATTTTTTAGATTCATAAAAGAAATTTTTATATTCTTCATCCTGATCTAAAAGATGGGGTAGACAATAATCGTAGTCATTCCATTCACGACTGTTATTTAATAAACAACAAGGGACTTCATGACTAACCTTCATAAATTGCACTATTTTTACCGTGTTCTCTAAACTCAACTTTAATAATTTTAACCCTATTATCAGTTTCTTCCTGTATAAAAGGATTAAGTTTATTAAAAATATATTCTGCAAATTTTTCTGCTCCGGTAGCAGGTATAACTCTAACCTGAGCTACTCCATGTTCTGCCATTTTTAAAAATGACTCTACAAACGGATCATCTTCGGCAACTAAAAAAGTATGATCAAACATAAAGTCCATCCACTCTTTAGGGGACTTACCATCTATTTTTCCTTTGGCTCTTTTCATTCCACCAAAATCCCATACCCAATTTCTTTCATCTAATTCTCCTTCAAACCATACTTTAAAAGATACTCCATATCCATGAAGATATCTACAGTGAGTGGTTTCGGCTTTCCATTGTCTAAATACACAACTAAAACCATCAAAAACTTTTGTTGAAATATATTTACCCATTATAAAAATTTAATATTTGATCTTTTGTTTGTAAACCTACTAACCTTCCTTTAGTCTCCCCATTTTCATCTAGTAAAATTAGGGTAGGAATATTTCTAACTCCATATTGAGCTGATAGATCATGGTTGCTATCCACATCTACTTTTTCATAATTAATTTGGCCTGATAGTGATTCAACTATAGGACCTAATGTTTTGCATGGACCACACCATGCTGCACTAAAATAAAGTAATTTTTTCATTTTTTAATTCTTATTATTTTCCATGTTTTTTCGCATTGTTCAAAACTATAACCTTTATGTTTTTCTTTTAAAATTTGTCTATATATGGGTGAAACCATCTCACAACCAATTTGTTTTCCTCTAGGCATATAATATAGCTGTTATAATTAAACCAATAATATAAAAAATTATCCAACGTTTATTAATATAATTCTTTTTTTCTTGAGTTGTTTCTCTATAGTAAGTACTAATTATATAATCTTTATAAATTGTAAAAAAACAAAATATTATAGTAAAGATAATTGCTTGAAATAAAAACATATTATACTAATTCTTCTCCTATACCCACTACTTCCGATATAATCAGTAAAGTAGCAGCTACATGAATATCATAAAATAAAGCAAAATAACCTAATATTCTTACAACTGATTTTATTAGGGATGCTATTAAATGGTTTTTTGGATTAGGTAATTTTTCTAGGTCTACCTCTTTTCTTTTTGCCATAACTAGGTATATTTAATTTTTGATAATTATCTTCTATATGGTAATAAAAATTTATTAGATCTCCACTCCATTCTACCATTTCTTTTCTTATTTGATCTTCAGTAATAACAAAATTACCTATAAATTCTTTTTCTAAACGGTTTAATTTATCAGATTCATCTCTTTCATAATCTTCTAACAACCTTGTTCTACGAGATCTTAATATAGAAGCTTTTTCAACGAACTTACCAGCATCATCAGCACACTCAATCTCTAAATCATCTATATCATGTTCAACCCATGCTGCTTGGTACCAATAATGAGAAAAATCATAATCTCCGTTTAAAATGGTATCACGAAATGATGCAGTAGCTTTTAATGGTTTATTTTTTGATTCGTACATTCTCCACCAACGAAATTGATTATAGTTTAATTTCTGTAGTTTAGAAAATTCTTTCTTTAATCTAGAACGGGAAAGTGTAGGATTAAAGGGCATATTTTTTCTTATATTTTTGTTCAAAATACTTACCCATACCTACTTCTTTAATAATTGCTTTTTCCGGTATGCCAGGAATATTAAAATTGCAATCCATTAATTCATCTATATTTCTATTGCGTACTATTTTCATTTTATATCTAGCATTTGATCTATTTGAGGTTGAAAATACTATAACAATAGGAATTTTTGGATAACTACCGTCTCGGGTCCATTTTTTTCTTTTCATTATATAAAAGTAAATAATGTTCTTAGTGCAAAATAGGTTGCACATAATCCTATAAAAATAAACTGTATTCTTTCAAATTTGTTCATAACCTTTTATTTATTTAATCCGTAAATATACGAACATTTTTTGTGGTAACCAAATAATTATGTAGAAGCCATAAGTTCATCAAACTTTTTTTTCTCGTTTTTTATTAAAAGATAAAAACCAAGAGCCATTAGTTCCTGATGCTCATCACAAAATGCTAAGCCCGTAACATTATTATCTGGGGAATATCTACCAGTAGCGGGCTTACCACATTTATGGCAAACATAATTTTCAATCTTCGATTGTGGTTCCTGATTCTTTTGGGCTGTAGGGTTCATCTATAAAATCTTCAAATATTGTATCGTCTAATACTTCGTCTTCATCCATAATTTTATTATAAGTAAAAAATGTAAATTCCATAACCAACTAATAAATTAAAATTTAAAATAACTATATTCCATTGTTTTGCTATCCATACTTGGGGTAACGATAAAAGTGCCCCCATTAAATAAGTATATGCCCCTATTCCATCATATGGTAAAAGATAAGGAGAAATCATTAAAAATCCTGATCCCATATAACCTAATCTGTTACCTAATCTTTCATGTGGGGTTAATTGTCTTTCCTTTACTAATAATCTTAGAAATCTTTTATAAGGTTTATTTTCACACCTTAAACAAGTTTTTTTATCTAAGTTTTTAAATTTAGAACTTTTTTTTTCTTTACCGCAAATATTACACTTTCTCATAACTTAACATAAAATATATTGCTCTACCAAAAGACGCAGCACAAAAAGCACCTGCTATTCCTAATTTAAATTGTTTTACTACCTCAACTATGTCTACTAAACTAAAATACCATAATGCTACAAACATTGCATCTCCAAATAATAATAATGCAATATTAGTTAAAGCAAATTCCTTAGGTAATAATTTAGCTATAAACCAAAGTAAAACAGTAAATAAAGATAGTATTATTATAAAACTAAATCCTATTAAAAAACTCATAATTTTAATTCTATAATTAATTTATCTATATCCTCTCTTGATTGCCAACCTCTGACATCCCATTCTTGTTTATCCTCAGATAAACTTTCGTCAATAATTCCAACTTCAAATGTTGCAACATCTTTTTCTGAGGTTACAGCACCTCTAACTCCAGTACCTTTAGCAGAACTGTAAAAACCTTCACCTGCAATAACGGATAACCATAATTGAGGTTTTACTTCTAATTTAGCCTGTATTCCTTTTTTGGGAATAACCCTATGGGGTTTAAATTTTAAATCTTTAAATGTCATAACCTTAATTTTGTGCGGTAAATATACGAAACTATATACTAAAATCCAAATTTTAATATGACGCCTTTAAAATTATATATGACTTTAATATGACGTGTATATTTATAAATGATGACTATAATATATAAAATTAGAGCAATATTAGCAGGAATATTATTCCTAATGGGATGTTTTTTAAGTAATGCTAATATTAAAAATGAAAATTCTAAGGATTTAAAAGAAAAGAAATACTTAGAAATTAGAACTGCTTTAGAAGCAGAAGAAATTACTTTAGAAGAAGCTCAAAAGCTTTGGAAAAAATATCAAATAGAAACAAAAGAAAGGCTCAAATGAGCCTTTTTTTTATTATCCATCACAACTTATACAATCCGCCTGTCTCGAACCTAAATCACCCTTTATTACTGAATCGGTTCTTAAATAATATAAAGTTTTAATACCTAATTTCCATGCTTCCATGTGAACCTGATTTATCCACTTAGGTGAATCACTAGGGTCAAAACTTAAATTTAATGATTGAGTTTGATCTAAATATCTTTGACGGATGGCAGCTTGCCTAATTAATTCTAATTGATTTATCTCAGGAAAAGTTAAAAATAATTCTTTTTCACTCGGAGTTAAAACATTATCAGGTAAATTCTGTACAGAACCTCCATCAGATAACATTTGATCCCACCATTTATTTTTATTTTCTTTTTTCTTTTCTAAAATTGATTCTAGAACTTTATTTTTACGAATAAATGTACCTTTAGCGCCATTAAATGTGTAGATATTAGCGGGTAAAGGTTCAATACCAGCGGAAATACCACCTAATATTACACTATTCGATACGGTAGGAGCAATCGCTAATAAATGCGTGTTTCTCATACCAGTACCCTTACACCAAACTGGTTCTCCTAATTCTTGTGCTAAGTCCCTAGATGCTTTTTCTGCTTTATTTTTAATATCCGAAAAAATATTATGTGTATAAGCAGTAGATGCTATAGAATTAAAAGGCATTCCTTTTTGTTGTAAGTAAGTATGCCAACCTACTACTCCTAATCCTAATGCTCTTCCTTTTTTAGCATGATTATGTGTTCTTTTTAATGAATCTCTACCTTGGGATTTATCTATAAATTCTTGCATTACACCATCTAAAAACCAAGTAGATAATTCAATGGTATCTGTATCTTTCCATTCTTCGTATTTAGCTAAATTTAAAGATGATAAACAACAAATAAAAGAATGTTCTTCATCAGTAAATAAAGTAATTTCAGTACAGATATTAGTCATAGTAACATCTAAATTATTCATCATATATGCAATAGGATTATTTTTATTAACATTATCCTTAAACATTACATATGGTTCACCGGTTTCCATTCTAGATTTTAAAATTTCAGCCCATAATGACATAGCTTCTTGATCCCTAGATTCTAGTCTACGCATAAAATAATCGTCTACTACTACACATTGATGTAAATTTAAACATTGTCTATTAGGATCTCCTTTTGGTCTTCTAATTTGTAAATATTCTTCAATATCTGGATGGTTAATATCTAAATTAACTGATGCCGCTCCTCTCCTTACCGAACCCTGATTAGTGGCTATTATAGCTGAATCATAAATTTTACACCAAGGTACTACACCTTCCGATTTGCCATTACCAGAAATAAATGTACCTCTAGGACGTATTCTAGATACAGAAATTCCTACCCCTCCACCTTGTGAAGTTAGTTTCATTACTTCGGCGTTAGTTAATCCTATACCTCTTATAGAATCAGGAGTATCAACACCAAAACATGATATAGGTAATCCTCTATCAGTACCCATATTAGAAAATACAGGTGAAGCTAGACCTAACCACCCATTCCACAATATTTTAAAAAATTTACTTTCTAATTCGGGTTTTTTTAACCTCATAGCGGCCGCAGCGGCTACTCTTCTATAAGCTTTTTTAGGGGTTTCATTAGGTAATAAATACCCTTTAGATATAGTTGCTAGGGATATTTCGTCCATCCAAGCAGGATATTCTCTACCTGCCTCCCAATTGGAAGTGTCTACTGATATATTTCCGTCCATTTTAAAATAATGCGTTTGCGTCCCAATTTTGGGCACCTTTTGAATAATTAGTAACTCTATTAGCAAAGAAATCTGTGTGTTGTTTTCCGGCTGATAGTGAATCAAACCATTTCATTCTTTGTACTGCTTCTTTATCAATACCATTAACTACGGGTTCTAATCCTAAATCACCCATTTTAGTATTAACTCTATGTTTAATAAATGAAACTAAATCATATTTAGAACAGCCTTCTAAATCTCC